CGACGTATCGACGGGAAGCAGATCCCGCGTGGTACGAGTTTGTACGTGTGGTTTGAGGCATAACAATAGAATACCCCGGCCCGGATTTACGGGCCATATTTCTAACGTGTGTGCCTACAGGGAGTTGAGAATCGTGGCTACCCCAAAACGCGGGAAGACGAGGGTTGACCTGACAGGGGTAGATGGAAAATCCAAGATGGACGTCAGGTATAATCCGATCTCAGATCGGTATGATGTCCGTATCGGAAAGTGTCAGCACAACTGGTCAGCGACGGAGTTCTCTAAACACTTTCGGAAGTGGCTTGTCCGGCAGAAGGTACAGCATGAGTGATATCTGTGATCCCGTCAGAAGAAGCAAGCCTCTCCGGCTCCCGTCCGGGCCAGCCACCCTGTCTATGATTGCTGAGGGTTTGCTGGAGACCATAAATACAGTGACCGCGCCCGATGGATCGACGTGGTTTGAATGCAAGGAAGCAGCGCCAGCCTTGGCGCTCCCAGAAATACAGTCTAACTGGATGGACGAATGGATCGATGCACTGGGCACTGCTGTCGATGCTTCACTCTGAATATCAGCCTTGAGGGGTTGAAGCAGCTGGTCGCAGAATTCCAAGAGCCGTACTCAGAAGTGGAACTGGACAACATTCAGGTTGCCCAGATGGTGATTCCGCTCAGCGGAGAGGCAGAACAGGAAGCAATCCGAGTCACTGGCAGCAAGGGAACACCAGGAATTCCAAGGTTTACATGTAAGAATCTTCAGTCGGACGGCAACTGCGGAATTTACGAGTCGCGGCCTAAGATGTGTCGTGACTATCCAAACACAGGGACGTGCGAATATTCAGAATGCACGAGGAGTGAAACATGAGCCGTAGCGGATACGTAGATGATCTTGATATGGGGCAGCTGAACCTTTACCGGGCAACAGTAGACCGAACCATCAATGGGAAACGGGGCCAAGCGTTCCTTCGAGAGATGGCCGCAGCAATGGACGCGATGACCGAGAAAGTTCTGATTGCGTCCGAGCTAATCAACGAAGATGGTGATGTTTGTGCCATTGGCTCTGCCTGCAAAGCCAGAGGGATCGACGCATCGAACATCGACTCTGAATGTCCAGATTCAGTCGGATTCCTGGTTGGAATATCTCGGACATTGGCAGCTGAAATCGAATTCATTAATGATGAGGATGGGCCGTACTATCGCAGTGAAAAGCCCGAGGACAGATGGCTTCGCGTCAGGAGGTGGGTCGGCAGTAAAATTATTGCGGAGTTGGATGCGGAACAACCTCAGAATCAACCGAGTAGTCATACACCTCAGTCTCAGTGACCGTATCAACCACCTTCTCGACTGCGGGGTTCATCAGAGCATTGGCTGCAAATCCTAATGTTCCAGCACCCAGAGCAGTCGCAAGTACAGCGGTAACCACCGCTCCGGTGCTCGCGCCCGTCACAGTCATCGAGTTGTCGCTACATGGGTACGTGCCCACATCGTAGCCTTCGCCCAAGCCAGAATCATGGGCGATGCTCTGTCTGCGAATCTTCATCCGCTCAGACACATCCTGAAGCCATACGTTACGTAATCGATTCTTCTCCCGGAGAAATGATTCCGCTGCGTTCTTGAGGATTCCTTGATTGCTCATCTTCATCTCCGATTCGAAAAAACTCGCGGTCCATCTGAATCATCTGATCGTCCGCCTCCTTCTGTTGATCAAGGATTCTCAGCCCCTTGGACAGAAGTTCGATCTGCTGGCCCTTCTGGTCCAGCTCCAGAATCCTCTTGGCTTCTGCTCTATATTCTTCATCTGACTTCATGATGATATCCTGGATTTGGCTGATGAGTATAGAAAAACCCCTGACACCCTGAAAGGATGAAAGGGGTTGGTGCGAGGATGCACGGAGGGATTCATCCTCGATCGCGAAGGGATGCTCTTATTGGGCCGGAGGTACGGCACCAATCGGACCTTCTCGGTGCATCATCTGCCGAATTGCGGCAGCCTGAACCGGATCGGTCTCAGTGTAGTTCTTCAGGTACGCTCGGTCCAGAACCGACATGAATGCGTCGGACGACTGGCTTCGGCGATCTGAGTTGCTCTGCGTGGTAGCCATCAAGAGGGCTTTCAGAAACTCGTCCATGGCTTACTTCCTTGTATCTTGCGACTTGAATCTATCTACGTGAACATTCACTGTAGAACCAGAAGCTACGGCTTCGTGCCGCTTTATCTCTCGACCTTTTTCGTCGATGAATCGGATCGTTACAACCCCAGGTGGTCCCTGTGGTCCAACGCTTCCGTCTTTTCCGTCTCGGCCTGGGCGTCCGTCTGCTCCGTCTCTTCCTGCCAGCCCGTCAGTTCCCGGCTGGCCTTGAGGGCCTTCACTGCCATCTTTTCCGTCTTTTCCGTCCTGGCCATTATTGCCCTTGACTGGATTCTGCAATAATGCCTCAAGCTGTGCAATACGTTTCTCGTACTTTTCCAGAAGCGATCGCACTCGTATGTGCTCAGCAGACCTTTCTCGGTCAGAGTTGATCCAGACAGGGAGATCACCCTCAATGGGAGGGGCAGGCACGTCGTTTTCTGGTGATGGCGGAAGATCTGCACGCCACCTCTCGCACCATCCGTTCCGGCAATCCTTATCCATTAGTTTCTCGTTGGCTTCCATGAATCCCATGATCTGGCCATGCTCGGCTGCCCAGATTTGCCTGTTGTCATGTCCATGAGTACTGATGCCAGCCAATCCGGATGTTCCGGACTTCAGATTACTGATGAAGATCGGGCCTCCAGAGCTTCCGCCAGCGAACTTACCATTCCGAAGATTGAACACGTTTCTGGTATTTCTCAGAGTGTTGTGTTTCAGATTATCCTTGAACACGAGGTCTGCCCGCTGCTTTTTAACGGGAGAGCCAGCCGGATGACTGATAGAGAGCCATGACCCCGACTGGGGCAGAGGGCTGATAACCGAGACAGGTTCCGGAACATTCTTGGATGGGAGCTTGAAAAGTGCGAGATCTCGCTTACGATCGATCGCGATCCAGGTGCCTTTCCCAACCTTGATGCCTGCCGATGCAACATCAAACGTGCCTCCCACAGACCCAGTACAGTGGGCCGCAGAAAGACCAAACGCATGTTCAGCACCTTTTGCTATAATACAGCCGCTGCATCCAACCGGCCAGATTCTAACGAGGGAAGATTCGTAGTTCGAAGTGTCGTCAGCGATGACCTTGAGAGGCTCTCTGTCCGCCAGGATGGTCATGGACAGCAGCATAGCGAGAAGTAATCGTTTCATGTCGTCCTCCTTGTGGGGAATGGATTCTATCGCCAACAGGGATGCAATGGAATGAGATTCAAGCCAAAAGGAGGGTTTGTCATGGCGACCCCGCATCACGGGAAAGACCCGTCCAGCGAGACTCCGAACGAGGAGCTTAGGCGACAACTGAGCAATACCGAAGCTTTTCTGAGCGAATTGTCCGGGGTAAACATGAAAAATTACCCAGATGGCAGATATGATGGTTCCGATGACGGAGAACTGCACTACGCTGTAGCGGCCAGCACTCAAGAGGATGCGATCATCCTGCGATTCCCCAAGCCGGTCACTTGGATCGGATTCACGGAAGAGTCAGCAGATGCACTGACCAGCACCCTGAACGAACTTGTCGAGCACATCAAAAACAGGGGAAAGAATGGACGGAGTAACAGCTAGGAAAGAATTTCTCGCCGAGGTCGAATCCTGTGTCTGCCAAGCCAGGAACGAGAGCTACGACGAAGCAGAGAATAACTTTGCAAGAATTGCAGATATAGCAAATGTGATGCTTGGCTCAAAATTGAACTCTCCGCTCACTCCGGTTGATGTGGCCCTCTTCTCTATGTGCATCAAGATGGGCAGATTGGCATTTAAGCCGCACCACTGGGATTCGTGGGTTGATACAGCTGGATATGCAGCTTGTGGTGCTGGCATTATCAAGCAGATGACGGAAGGATTAGAGCAGGACTCTTCAGCATGATCTGCACAATCTGTGGAGCAGAAGCCACCGGAAGGCTCAGTCCAGATATGGACATTGAGGGGCTTAAGTACTGCAAGGATCAGGATCATCGCACGCTGGTCGAAGCTGCGTACTGTGCTTTGGTGTATGGCGATGAGGAAATGGCTCGCGACCTGTTGAAACCAAGGAAGGTGAAGAATGGATCAGGAAAAACTTCTGATTGAAGCCGTTACAGCAGTCAATTCGAGCCCTTCGAAGGAAGCTGCGGCCCGCTCACTAGGCATTCCAGCATCAACCTTGAAAGACAGATACGACAAAGCAATCAAGCTAGGCCTTGGAGACGCAGAAGACAGGATTCAGATCACCGATTCGGAGGATAACGACAATCGAACAGTATGGTCTGTGGGAACGGAAGTCAGGACTGTTGACGAAGCGCTGCAGAAGGCAAACGTAGACCTGAACATATGGGAACCATACGAGTCGACCATCAATTCCTGGCCGACAGCAATGAAACTGAAAACAAAGATTGATGGGGTCGAGAACGACTCTCCTCATCAGGTCTGGAACTGGCAGGTAAAGGTCAAACTCAGGCGGCGAGCACCCAAGGCAATCCAGGATGCGATCAAAGAGCTTGTGTCTGGTCTGTACGCCAGCCCGCTCGTTATTCCGGCCCCGACATACGCCGCGATCGACGAGCCACACATGCTTGAGCTGTCACTCTTCGATGCTCACTTTGGCAAGATTTGCCATTCTGCAGAAGCAGGACACGATTACGATCTGAGTATCGCAGAGAGGATTTACTCTGAGGCCGGGAGAGATTTGCTCGCGAAGTGTTCTGGGTTCGATATTGACCTGATCACGATTCCGATCGGGAACGATTTCTTCCAGACTGACAACTGGGCAGGAACTACCCAGAAAGGCACCAAGGTTGGAGTGGTCGACAATCTGTTCCAGGAAGTGTTCCGTTCGGGTTGCCGGGCTGTCCAGGAACTGGTTCTGCTGTGCCGGGAAGTTGCCCCTGTAGATATCATCTGGGTTCCTGGTAATCACGACCCATCAACAAGCTGGTACATGTCAGAGTATCTGAGAGCAGTATTCTCTGTGGACCAGAACGTGACTGTTGACAACTCAGCCAGCCCGAGGAAGTATGTCGACTACGGAGTCAACTTAATCGGATTGACTCATGGGAACGAAGAGAAGCACCGCGATCTTCCAATGATCATGGCAACTGAAGTCCCAGAGAGATTTGCCAAGGCGAAATGCCGGGAAATACATCTGGGTCACTTCCATAAAGCACGACAAACAGTTCACATGCCGCTCGATGAGCATCAGGGAGTTCGCGTCAGGGTACTCCCATCACTCAGTGGAACAGATTCGTGGCACCATATGAAGGGATACGTCAAAAACATCAGAGCAGCCGAAGCATACTTATGGGGCCTGAATGATGGTCTCACTGGTACATTTACATCATCAGTAAAGGAATGATCATGAGCGAAGAAACGGTTTTAATTTCAAAGGACGGGATGAACATCGAGCCAACCGACAACTTTACCCTGTTTCACTTCTCCAAAGAATCGTTGCAGAGCCTGTGTGGTGATATATATCTGGCTGAGCACGGTAACTGCGAGATAAGGCAAGGGATTATTTACTGCAAAGAGGAGGAAGTAGGCAGAATAAACAGCGTGTCCTCTCCGCCACAGGGCGATGAGTGAACGCACGTCAGTACTACAACTCGATCAAGAAAGACCGGGACGCATGGGCCAAATCTATGCGCCAAGGGTGCATGCTGTGCGGAAAACCAAACAAGAGACTTGACATTCATGAGATTCTGCGAAAATCACAGGCACCGAAAGCATGGGCATTCCCAGCCAACTACCTGTTGCTGGACAGGGGTTGTCATGAGAGTTCTGAAATAGCAGCGACCACTCGTGAGAACCTGATCACACAACTGGCAGTTAAGCTGATCCGAGATCCCGAAAACTACGACTTGCAAAAATGGCTCACAACAAGACATTCGAAGGCCACTCAATACTTAAGCGAGACAGAGATCCATTCAAGAGCTTTGCTCCTGACGGCACAGAAGTTCCAGACTCAATTCAGACTCTGACAGAGTTCGTTGAGCATCAGATGAAGCGGTACGAGATACTGTGTCGTAAGAAGGACACGCTGTTTCGGTACGCAGGAAAATCAGGCCGAAGGGCAGACTCATGGAGGAATCTTCAGGAAGAATCAGTCCTATGCCTCAGGAGCGTAAGGAGCGCACTCGATGAGCAGCTTTGTTGAAGTCGATCACGACGATCCATACTCGGCAACGAGACCTAGATCTGAATATCAGTCGAGCATCAGAAAGACAACAGTCTCAACAGAGGCTGCGTTCAGCCTGTCTTGGCTTAAGAACCGCATTGCGATCGTGAATCTCGAAGATTCGATCCAGGCACTATGCGACATCGGGGAAACAAAGATGTCAAAGGTTCTTCAGGATAGTTGTGCGAACATAAGCGGCATCTGCGACATACTCGAAGAGATGAGTATGGAGAAGCATGGGAAGCTGCCCGCTAGATAGCCTCTCTCTTACTGAATATAGCAATCGCCAGTCTTCCTGGTATTCCCCAGATACTGATTCTCACTGGATCGCTGTCGGAAGTCGCAGTCTTGGCGACACAGTCAACAGTTTGCTGAAACGGCTTGGCTGGTGCTCCCATGGCTGATGAAAAACTACTGCGATGCGCATCTCTCATCCCCTGTGGGATCAAATGAGCTACCCCGTACCCGAAAACATCAGCCCTCTTGGTTCCGAAGAATTTTGAAGCGCCGTCAGACCACATTGTGATGATCCCGTTTTCGTCAACACCGACAACCGCCGATCCTGATTGTTCTAACACATCAAACACGACCTGGGCATCGCCCTTGCTTTTTCTTAGTTCTTCGCGAAGCTCAACGACCTGCTTATAAACATCCGATGGGGGAACAGAAAGCCTCATGGATACGTTTAGTGCGAGCGCGAGCCCTAAAACCATTACGATATTCAGGACCAGCAGAAGTGCTGTGTTTATCTTCTGTTGGTCGTTGTTGACTTCAGTCATTTCTTTGTCTTTCTGCCAATTTGGCGAGTTGGTTTTTAACTTGTCCCAACACCGTAATAAACTCACGTGTGAGATCCTCAAATTTCTTGTCTTTTTCATCTATATGCCTCAGCCACTCAGACCTCTCATCGGCGTGTCTCTTCTCGATTGATGGTATGTGTTTGACGACCAGATACCAGACAAGGGCACCGAACCCACCAGCCGTGACCAGCTGAATGATTGGCGCTACCCAGCTCATTGTTGTGTCATCCGCGAGAATCATTCTACGGCTTTCTGTATAATCTGGAAAACTTATCTCGTGGAATATTTGAAGTCGCCTCCAGACCGAAGAGACTCCCGAACGTCATCCAGGGCTGACTGTAAAGATTTTCTTTCGTCATCAACAGTGACTACGCGAGATCCAAAAGCCTCTTCGAATTCGCAATCAGACATAATGTCCGTATGTCCACCCATATAATCTACAATCTTCTCGCCTTTCTTGCCATCCGAGACTGACTGAATCGCGAACACAATGTCGACTTGATCAAGGACGGCGTCTCCAAAATCGGCCTGATGGACAGCCTCATAGCACAAAACGACACTGTCTGAAGTATCTGGTGATCTTCCTATTTTTTCTTTTATTGTTGGAAGTGCGGCCCGCTTCTTGTTCTGGCTCCTCTGCTTAGGCGTGATGTAGTACTTCTGCATGTCTGTGTCGTAAATCTTCTCGTGAGCCGCCATTTCATCCACGAGTTCCGTATCGTTGAAGATCATGAATGGGTCGAGGTGTTGCGAGTCGGGATTGATCCTGGCCCCGAACTCACCGTAAAGCTCCGCCCGGCGATTCATGTATCTTTTGGGAAATCTGACGGGAGCCTCGTTTCCATGAACCCGGATAACCCAACAGCCTGCATCCTCAAGAATGTCAGCCATGGCGACTCCGCCAGCACCGATAATATCGATGGCCATCGGGTGGTCACCCAGACAGATGTCAATTCCCAAGGACTTGCACGTCTCAACGATCCACGAGAGTGTTGATCTGGTGTCCGCCTTTCTTGTCCACTTCTTGCCCTTGATTCCTGCTGTGCCTCCATAAGTCAGAACCGTCTTGTCCTTATCCACGGAGTAAGCAAGGTCGAGGCCGAATCCGCTGATCTGGATTTCGTCCCGGTGCTCGCTCCACATCTCCATAGGACCCCTCATCCACGATGGAGGGACAACCTGCATCTCAAGATCTTCAGGTGGGAATTTGCCCTCGCCTGACCACGCCTTTTCGATGTCGTCCACGCCCTGCATGATGGTCGTGTACTTCAGATAATCCATCTGTCCTGGGATCAGAGCCCGGACATGCTTCTGGACCTCTTTGTCGATAGGGTCGCCCTCGGCATAGAAATACTCTTCCCCATCAATCGTCTCAAACTCGATACCGCCAGGTGGTGCGAACTCGGGCATCTGCAATCTCTTGGCCCGTACATTCAGACAGTCGCGACCACCGAATGTCAGGCAGGCACGCTTAATACCCCGCTGGATGAAGACTTGGTTCTTGTCCGGGTCTTCCTTCGGAAACAAGTCAAAGAACCAGCCCGAGAGGACACGTGGGTTGGAGATGCAGATAATTTTGCGGCACTGCTTACGGAGGTTCTTCAGCATAAACTGAGGCACGGCAGACGACTCGTCCACGACTCCAAGGGTATTTGCTCCGTGACGGCCAGATACACCTTCACCAGTCTCTGGATTGGCGATAATCAAAGAGTGTCTAGGATTATCTGGGTCCTTGAGTTCAGTTGTCAGGTTGGCACCTGAACCAGGATGGGCCATCTTCTTCCGCCATGTGACAAGCTCAGCGAACATAACATCCTTGGAATGTGCGGACGACTGGCTGGTCATGATGATTCTGTCATCCGGATACAGGTAGTACCAGAGACACAGACATAAAGCGGTAATGAACCCCTTGCCCGGAGAAGTTGACCCTTTAATCGCGATCTCTCTGATCGTCGGATCGAACAGATGCAGGGCAAATTCACACTGGACATCATCGAGACGCAGGTTCAGGGCGTAGTCTCGCTCGCAGTGTTTCTTGAAGTATCTAAGATCGAGTTCGTCATGTATGACCAGTTCTGGCCACATGATCTCTATCAGCCTCCAGGGACTTCCGCCTATGGCTTCCATCTTGGCTTTTCGGAGAGAAACTGCCCTGATCCTGGCTGGTGTTAAATCTTCCGAAGAATCTATTCTTTGCTGGATTTTTTCCGCGACTTTCTCGTCGTTTCGCTTAACCTGTGGCTTCTTCTCGATGATCGGAATCTCATCAAGGTCAAACCCATGATCGACCAACACCTTCTCTGTTCGGCGATTGCTCGTATATTGGCCGTTCCTTCCTCGGTCGAGAAAACCCTCGTCAGAAAGGAACTTCAGATCACTGGCGTCGACGCCCTTTGATCGCAGAGTGTCGTCAATCGCCTTGGATGCAGTGACGTGACCGCGATGCTTCCACACGTTACAAAGCAGGGACAGATGATCGATTTTCAGGTACGGATCCGTCATCAGAAAGGCTCACAATAGGATGTTGCACATTGCCTATATCTTCCCAAAAGACCTTTATCAGACCAAGATGTCTCCGGGAAGGAAGATGTATGGGGAGGCAGTCGACAGACTGGATGATGCGAAAGTTACAGTTACTGGACCTGGCTGGTGGAAGAGCAACGACATCAGGGAGTCGCTTCCAGAAATCGAACGAGAGCACGGACCAGTCGACGCTTTGTGGTGCTACAAGACCGAGAATGTGACAGGGCTCAGAGACTTGGATATTCCTCGCGTGTTCGTGTTCAACGAAGCCAACGATGAAGAGAAGACTCGTAAGGATATCAACGACGCATCGGCTACGCATTGTGTTTTTCATCATTACGGCGACCATGTCAGATGGGTCCATGTACTTGCCGATGAGGGAGTAAGCGCCTCTCTTCAGAATCATTGCGCTCCAGGAAACCCATTTGCCGACACGTCACCGTGGGAACAGAGGCCGACTAAGTGTCTGCTGACTGGGGCTATCGGGTTTCACGTGTACCCTCTTCGGTTCAAGTACGAGTCTCTTCTGAGGAATAGAGATCTGGACGGATACGGGCTGCCTCATCCCGGATACAGAATTGGAGGTTCTCAGGCTATTCGTTCCCAGTACGAGTCGTACATGATGTCAATGGCCAGGGCGAAGATAGCTCTGTGCTGCACCAGTCGATACAAGTACCCGCTCGCCAAGTTGTTTGAGGCTGCTGCGTCTGGATGTGTCATCGCAACAGACAAGCCTGAATGTCCGATGTTTGAACAGTCGCTCTGGCCGTGGTGCATCCAGATTGACTCGTCGTGGACAAGTGGAGAGACCGCTGAGTGCATCAACAGTTTCCCAGATGAAACACTGAAGACAATGGCGTACCACACACTTCGAACGGCCCGAGAAGTGTTCACAATGGAAGGCTGGGCCAGGAAATTCACAGACACTGTCAGAAAGAAAATCAATGAGTGATCAGGATTTAGCTACCGCCCTTCAGGATAAGTTTCTCCCTTCAGAGGTTGACTGGCGAGTTCAGTCCAGCGGAGACAAGGGCAACGGGCCGTTCGCAAAAGTGCTGGCGTATATTGATGCCCGAGCAATTCAGAATCGGCTTGATTCAGTTGCTGGCGCTGGCGGGTGGAGAGTTGAACAGCCAATCCCAGTACACGGATCGGCCCCGTTTATCAGCTACAAGTTTGATGGTAAATGGGACCGGTACAAGATTGGTTCGCCTTCAACTAAGGACAAGGCGACAGATGTGGTCACGCTTGGAATCCTAGACAGTGCCCTGACGGGATTTTTGACAGGCATTTCGATCAAGATTGATGGTGAGTGGGTGACTCGCTGGGATGGTGCAGATGTTACTGACATTGAATCATTCAAGGGCGGGCTTTCCAGCAGCTTCAAGAGAGCGGCTGCCCAGTGGGGAATCGGACGTTACCTTTACGACCTGAAGGAAGGATGGGCGATATTTGATCACCCCCATGTGAAGAAGTCGTGCCACAAAGACAAGATCGGAAATAACTGGAGAGAGTGGCTGCCGCCCAAGCTTCCAGACTGGGCACTCCCTGATGGGTACGAAGGGGACCAGTACGCTCATATCCTGGGCGGCGATACATCCGCTCCGGAGAAGGCAGCAGCGCCAGCCTTGGCGCAAGAAGAGTCGTCGCAGGACCTCTATAATAAGATTGTCGCTGCGGTTGCGGATGCCACAAACAAGACGCCAATGGACAGGGCTGCTCTGGAGAAGTACCAGAAATCAACCCATGATCGCTTCGAGCAGGGTAAGCTGAACGACATAAATTACCAGCAGCTCATCAAGCTGTTCGAAACAGTACTGAAAACGGAGGAATAATAATGAATCTGGACGAGATGCTAATCAGGGATGATTACAAGGCAGCCTGCCGACCCCTCTTCGAGAATGAGATGGCAGGCCTGATAGATTCGATTGTGAATAACAAAGAGGGGTTTCTTGACCCCCTGAAGTTCCATCTGAATGAAGAGGGAGTTCCCACGCTCCTGGATGGCCATCATCGGATGTCGATCTGGCAAGGGGAGCATGGGAAAGATCTCGACAAACCCAGAACCCAAGAGGTTATTCCTCTCTCTGGGGCTTCACCCGAGGAAGCGATTGAATGGATCAGGAACCATCAGCGGAACCGGAGGAACGACACGAATGAGTTTCGATACCAGCTCGGGAAAGAACTGATCGAAACAGACAAGACTTCTGTCCAGATTGCCCAGGAATACGGAGTCACAGACAGTGTTGTTCGCCACTCGGGCGACTACGCAATGGCTGTCGACAATCTGGAGAGCGAGGTTCCGGGAATTAAGGAAGAGTTGATTAGTGACGACCCTCCGGCTACCCGAAGTCAGGTTGTCAACGATCCAGGTTCAGTCGCCGCAGCAGTAACTGGTGCCCCAGTTGAGAAGAATCCAATCCAGCTCTTCGAGGGAGTCAATAAGGCGCTGGGTTCTCTGGTGCGGAGAGTCAAGGCTCTTGAAGACGAAACTGGGAAGACCGACCTGTCATCCAAGTTTGAGCAGCAGTTAAGGGAGTGTTTTATCTCCCTGGAGTCATGGGAAGACCAGTACCTCGAATTTCATCAGTAAGGAAAACCAATGGATCGTCATCAGTTTGTGAAAGAGTTGATTGTGGAAAGGGACCAGCTCAAAGAGCAGGTTGCGAACCTCAAGAATGATAGAGACAAGGCCAGAAGGCGGACGCGGGAGTCTGTCTCTGATCTTCTGAACCCAAAACCAATCACTCCGTCGAGCCTTACGTTATTACCGGAAAGCGGCTTCACATTCTCAGTGGTTGGGCCAGGCCCGCCCCGTGAGGATGAGCAGGTTTCCGACTACGCCATCAAGAATCTGTGCGGAGAAATCTCCAGCCTTAAGAAGGAAGTGGAGACGATCTGTGAACAGACCAAGGACTACAATTCGAGAGATTTTGTGGCCCAGTTCAAAGCCCTGTTGGACACTCTGGAGGATGAATGAAAATCCTGTCGCTGGATCCTGCAACCAAATGTGGATGGGCGTTATCGAACTCCCTTTCCGGCACTTGGGATCTGTCCGTGAAGCAGGATGAGTCCTCTGGGGCGAGATACCTTCGCCTCTGGAACTATCTGGATGAGTTGCATCAGAGCAATGGTATCGACCTGATTGTTTTCGAAGCGTCCCGTAACCCCAAGCACTCCAGGGCAGTCGTCATTCTTGCTCGGATACAAGGGACGATTGAGTTATGGGCAACCCAGAACGATGTTGAATATCAGCCCGTCAGCCCAATGACGATCAAGGTGTTCGCCACAGGAAACAACAAGGCTTCGAAAGCAGAGATGATTTCTGCTGCCAAGAAATATACAGGAAGGCGTAAGATTATCGACGATAATCACGCTGACGCCGTTCTTCTTTTAGAGTTGGCCAAAGAAAAGTATGGAAACATACCGATCTCAGATCTGAAGAAAGTCCTGATCTCAAATAAGATCGAATCCGCTATGAAGGAAAGACATAAACAATGACTCAGGCGTCATCAGAAACACGAAACCTGCTTAGCTCTTTCCAGAAACTACAGGACGGATACGTGAAAAGACTGCACGTAGATAAACGGGTCGTACAGAAGAATCGCAAGACGGGATCTAAGAATCCGCCCATCACGATCCAGACTTCTGACGGGCCGATTAAGTGTATGAAGGCCGAGATTCATGGCCCTTCAACGCTGGAATATTCAGAGAAGCCCCTCAGCTGCGGGGCCAGAGTATTCATTACAACCAAAGCCGAAGTCACAATGGAGTAATTATGGAAGACAGAACAAAATATGACGGCACGATCGAAACATTCAGCGGGGTCTTGTTTGACCTGTTGAACCCACAGTCAACCGACATCAGATTGATTGATATAGCTCACGCGCTATCGGCAACCAACAGGTTTGCGGGCCACACTCGAAAACCTTACTCAGTGGCGCAACATAGTGTTATCTGCTCGTACAACTGTGACCACCCTGGCTGGGCGTTGATGCATGATAGCTCAGAAGCCTTTGTTGGAGATGTAACGAGACCACTGAAGCAAATGTTGGGCGACACGTACAAGAACATCGAGAAGAATATCCTGTACGCAATCGGGATTCACTTCAAGCTACCCCCTTATGAGAACCAGGCCGCTATCGTGAAGGAGATCGACAACAGGCTCTTGGTAACAGAGAAGCGAGATTTGATGCCTGATAATGAGTGGTGGTATCTGCAAGATGTCGAGCCACTGGAAGACAGGATAGAGCCTTGGTCATTCCAAGAGTCAAAATCAAAATTTATCGACAGGGCACTGAGTTTGTTTCCTCATCTGATTCCGGAGTACGAGAGAGATATTGATCGCATTGTTACATCCTCAATGTCTCCGACGATTCCATTTCCGGTAGGGGGAAGATGAACTTCACGCCCAGGCCCCACCAATCCAAATCTCACGAAGAGGTCTGGAAGAAGATCGATGAGAAACAATCTGCCATCTGTTTCGCATCCCCCTGTGGGAGCGGAAAGACGGTGTCGATGGCCATGGATCTTCTCGAAGCACACCGGCGCAAATGGAGGGCTTCTCTCTATACTCACAGACGCATGCTGTTCGATCAGACATGCAAGGCTATGGATGAATTCGGTGTGGATTTCGGAAAACGGGCAGCTGGATCGAAGCCTGAGCTTGATAAGCCAGTTCAGATTCACATGTTGCAAACTGAAGTTGCCAGGTCGCTCAAATCTACTGCGGACTGGGGAGTTCACGATGCGAAGCTGTGGCTGGTCGATGAAGCTCACGGGATGCAAGGCAAGGCCATGCATCAACTTGTGGACCAGCTCAAGGAAAGGGGTGGTCACGGGATAGGTTACACGGCGACCCCGGTCGGCCTGTGGAGTATGTTCGACGAGATCGTGACGTGCTCTTCCTACTCTGAGCTTATCAAGGCCGGATATCTGGTTCCGTGCCACACGTACGCACCCAATGAGATCAGCACAAAAGGAATGAGCCTGAACTCAACCGGAGAGTTTGCTCCGGACGAGCTGGCCGAGCGAGTCAAGGTGCCAGTCATCTTCGGTTATGTGTATGAGCACTGGCTGAAGTATAATCCAGGGCAGCTCCCCACGATTCTGTTTGCTCCCAATATCAAAGCGAGCATGTGGTTCGTGGATATGTTCAAATCGAACGGAGTGTCCGCTGCTCACATTGACGGTAAATATATCTACTACGGAGAACAAACAGCTGACGGTGAAAAGCGGCTTGTTGATTCGACGCCTGAGAATAGGGAGATTCTGAGGCAACAATCAGAAAGCGGCGAGATCAAGGTGGTCTCCAACCGGTTCGTCCTTCGGGAAGGAATCTCCTGGAATCATCTTTATCATGCCATACTTGCAACCGTCTTCGGAAGCCTTGCCAGCTTCATCCAGGCTGCAGGACGCATTCTGCGTAGCTATAAGGGTCTTGACCATGTTGTGCTTCAGTGCCACGGTGGTAGCCCATGGCGACACGGACTTGTTGATCAAGATCGTGAGTGGCACGTTGGGGACACCAACAAAATCATACGAGATCGTATCAAGCGATCCCTAGAACGTGGCGAAGAGGACTACCTTGAGCCTCTTAACTGTATCAAGTGCGGTCGATCCTACAGAGCCGGAGAGAGTTGCCCGGATTGTGGGGCCTTCACAACAAAGAGGTCTCGGGCGGTTATTCAGATGGATGGCTCATTGGAGCGCGTCTGGGGAACTGCGATACAGCCCAAGCCAGAGAAGTCTCCTGCCCGGAAGGCGTGGGACCAGATGTATTTCTCGACAGCCAAGGCTAAGAATTCAAAGAGGCCGATGAACTGGAATACGATGATCAGCCTCTTCAAGAGGAAGTATCCAGAGTTTAAGCTTTACCAGACAATTGATAATCAGGCCCGACCGAGATGGGCAGTGTTCCATGGTGGGAAAGTAACTTGCCTTCAGACGCCTCCGCTCCATGATAAATTCCTGTGGGAATCCAGGGTGCGGGACGTTCCTTACGGGGAGTTGATGTGGTGAAAAAAATGAGCACTCTGGACAGATTGACTATATGCACTGGAAATATAGCAATCGTGTGCGTTATATCAACAATGCTTCTTTGTTTGTGTCAATGGGAATGGCTTCAGCCTGCAATCCCGATTGCGTTTTTTACAACGGGATGGATGACGTGGTTCAATACAGACAGATACTACGTGGATAAAAAATGACATCACTCATCGACAAATACCTCAACCCGAGCAAGGTTCGTCAGAAAGTGCGGCGGGACCTGGTCCTTCATGATGAGGAAACTGGGCTCGAAGTCAGTTTAGCGAAGGTTAGCGACGACCCGACTGACGTAGATATCTGCAACGAGCCAGATAAACCTCTCGTGACGGAACTCCGGAACTTCCTTTGTCTTGTGCCATGGGAAAGGATTTCCCTCCAGGTGTCCCAAGGCCAGGATCCGCTCTATCGGACCCATGCTCAGCCACAGGCAGAGACTCTCAGAGACGTTGCGGATATGATTGAGCACAAAGGACACATTGACTCAGCACTGGCCGCATTGCGGTCGGGGTCTCGTCCAGACTGGGTAGAGAGAGAATCCTATGATCAGGTTATCTCTGAGCTGGTTGAAATCGGACAAGCCCTATCGGAGAAGGTCGAGAAAAGTCTCCGAGAGGCCCAATCGCACGCCATCCAATGACATTAGTGCTCATTTCGCCCTTATGCTCATCTCGGTCATGACCATAATGGTTTTCATGTACGGCTTCGTTCTCTTGTGTGGACACTTCGATGGCCCTGACGACCAGCCACCTGATAGACGTGTCGAGGAAATACCTCGGATCGTTTATGGAACTGACCAGCGGAACTAAGTACTGGCCTGGCGGGATTCTGCCATCTGAAATGCTGTGCTTCTGCTCCCTGGCATGGGATCAACAACAGAGCGAAGTCGTAGAATCCGGACGGAAACACGGGTTCAGCACTGAGATTCTCATGAAATGCGGGTTTCGAACCGTCAGCTTCGAGATCGATCCTATTCAGGAGACAAGCAATCGTCTCGCGAGACTGGCTGTCGAAAACGCATTCGACCTGAATATGCGTAATGAGGATTTCACGCGATTCGCCCACGAAGTCGCCTATGTCCATCAGTGCCCGATGCTGATCGATGGACCAAAGGGTCGCAAGGCCGTAAATATCACCAAGGAAGCGATCGAGAGCTTGCCCTTTGCCGCCATTCACGACATGAGCGAAAAGGCAGAGGGTGGCAATCCAAACGTGGGCCGCACCGCCCTGAACGAGTCGGGCCTTGAGTTCGTTATTCTGGGTGATGAATTCGCAGAAGAATTCGGGAATTTGGATAGCGGTGCATGGAAAAGCGACTATTCTTCACGGGCTGAAATGACCAGATACGGATTTCACATGGCAATCATCAAGGGAAACAAATGGAACGATTAATCTGCTGTATTCCGTCAGAAAGAGCCGCAGCATGGAAGCTGGAAACTGATTACGATGATCTATGCTGGCTCGAAAGAGGCGAAGCTGAGCTGAACCCTAAGTTTCGACAGGTGATTCCTTACGTGGTTGTCAGGAATCCAGTCACTGGAGACATTCTTTCGTACGTCCGCAACGGGAACGAAAACCGGCTGATTGGGCGTATGAGCATTGGATTCGGGGGCCATGTCGACTTTCCGGAGTCGATTGAAGACGCCGTCCTAAGAGAGCTGGATGAGGAGATTGGCGCTGATGTTAATCACAGGCAGCTTGGTTCGCCGTGCGGTCTCATTGTGTCTGATCAGTCGGAAGTTGATCGGGTCCACATGGGGATTGTTTACATGCTAGAAACAGAAACCTACGAACTCAAAAGCGAAGAAATCACCGATGTGCAATGGACATCCCCAGACGACCTCGGGCTTTACTTCGAACAGCTGGAATCTTGGTCCCAGATTGCACTGATGGCTATCAGTAACCTTTCCGTCCCGGCCCTGGAAGGATCCCTGATTCGTTATGTCGCAGAATGTGATACAGCCGATACTTGAGCGGCTCGGCATCCTGGATGGGAACGAGTGGCTGATCAAAAAACTCGACCTTCACAGAAGGAGAGTGGATCATTTCCAGTACATGTCCCGACACTTCTCCTTCGACATCAGGGGTGCAACATTCGTTGATCTTGGACCCGGCACAGGCGAGTCTCTTGAGATCGCTCAATCTCTGGGGGCAACAGCTATTGGAATTGACGCCGCATCCGGAGAGGGAGGGATGGGAGATCCTTACCTTGCAGTCTGCCGAGAGATAGTCAAGTCTCGAAACCTGGACGTGCGCCGAGTTGGAGCGCTGGCAATCGACAGAGAGCTGAAGCAAGAGTCAGTCGACTTCATTAACAGCCGAGGGTCGATCGAACAAATCCTCTGCAAGTGGATGAGGGGCGAGCCCCATCATATTCATCAGAACTGCAATCTGATGCACTGGAAATCAAACTGCCACCTGGGAATCGGATCGTTTCTTGAGAAGTGTGCAAAAGTACTCAAGCCGGGCGGGTCACTTCTGATCCACGCCAACGGAGCAGCGAACACGGAAGTTTACGACCTGGCCCTTATAGGTCAGGCTGCCAGATACAAATTCAGGATCAAGAAGCATGAAGATCGATTACACCGGCTTACTTTGGGATGAGTTTGTCTTGTTTGACATTGAGACGGCCCCAAAGCCTGATGTGGCTGCCGAGTTTATTAAGCGGGAAACTGCAAAGCTTCCGCCACAAAGAGACCCGTTGGTGCAGCCCTTCAAAATACCCGAGATGAACGTGGGAGAAGTTGATGGCCTGGTCAGGGCGTGCAATCCCACGACAACCTGGCTCCATGAGGCAATTAAGTGCGAGAAGGAAAACAAGAACCGAAAGGGGGTGCAGTCCTTACTAGAGAAGACATTCTCCAAGCTGGTCGAGCCGATAGCTCTTGAGAAGAAGATCTGCTTGATGCCAGAGTTGTGCGACATTCTTTGTATCGGGATGTCAATTAAGGGTGAGCGAGAAATTCTCGTCAAGGGCCGGTGCTGCGAAAATATGATGCTGGATCGTTTCTGGGCAGTGTGTAATCTGATGCAGCCCTGTGGATGGAATATCTCAGGTTTTGATCTACCCGTGATTCTTCACAGGTCCAAAGATCACGGCCTTGAGCCTACCCGAAAATTCGAGTTTACGTACTCTGGAGAAGGATTTCTCGATCTGCTGAAACTACGAAAGCAGACAGCCGGGTCGGACAGGCTCACGGACGTGGCCCTTGCCCTTGGTTTTGATGGAGATGGAGACGATCCCCTGAAGAGTGGCGGGGCTGATGTTTATGAGGCGTGGAGCGTGGGAAGAACTGATGATGTTGTTGCTCACTGCATGACGGATCTCGCCAGGTTAGAGCACGTATTCTTTAACTACATTGGCGTTTACCTATAGGAGAGTAAGATGGTTTCTCGAATGCCTGACATGGAACTGCTGAATATCCAATTCACTCGGAATGACTCAACTGGAGGAATGCGGTTCAAGCGAGATTCGAACGCACACGCCCTGACCTCAAATGAGAGAGCGATGATCTCGAATATGTTGAGGCAGTGGGCTGAGGAGTTCGATCACGACATCTTTCCCTTTCAGGGAGTCCGGACACATATCAAGCCGCCCACACCTGTTGGGTTGGTGGATAATGTGACATGACTAAGCCATATGGATGGAAGTTGAGCCTCTACAAGGATGAAGACTTCGGCCCGTCATCGAAGTATGTCGGGGCGAAGCTCAGGCATCACAGAGGCGAATGGAGAAGACTACTCCACAAGAAGGGTCGCAGAGATGGAGACAGAGAAATCGAGTCTCAGCTTGATGACGTTGCTCTTCCGAACACTTTTGTTTGTGCTAAATGTTCTCTAGTGTGTCACGATGACGAGATGTCAGGTCCAGACTCATACAGGATTTGTATGTGGTGTGACTGGGACTAAAAAGGAGATAGTGTGCGATTCGAAATCACTGCCATAAGGACTGAATGCAAATGCGAAGACGTCTTCGCAGAAACAAAGGAAGATGCAGCCAAGCTGTTCCGGGAAAAGCACCCCACGTTCCGCATTGAAGACGTTTTCGTCGTGACTGATTACGACGAAGAAGAGGGCAAGATCATCAGCGAAGGCTGGACATCAGCCGGACAGTGTGAAGGTTGTTCGGTGGAGTTGTGGTGCGAAGAGGATTACGTATTAGACATGGAAGGTGAGATGAATTTCTGCATAAAGTGTGGATGCGAACCGGTTTCAACATGAAAAGAATACTTATTGCTCATGATGTTGAATACAAGCGCCGAGACGGCATGGTTCGCTGGGCATATGCTCAACGCTCAAACGCCCTCAAGAAGAATGCCCCAGACGACATAGTGATTGATCGGTGTGCGATAACCTGGCTCCAGAAGCAGCCAGAGATCATGGGAAGTTACGATCTCATCTTCTGTATCGACTACATGTGGGCACTCACAATCCGACACTTAGTTGATGTGCATGCCCCGAAAGCCAAGCTGGTTCTCTCGTATAACCGAGACCACAGAACAAACAACGAGTTCTGGGAGCCTGCCCTCCTCGCTGCCCATTACGTGATCTGCAACAACCCTGACAGGTACTATGGGGAAGGGGTCCGCCCCAACACTTGCGTCATCTCAAACGGCGTGGATATGGACCTGTGGAAGAAGAAGACCGCGTGGGAAACCCGACCGCTGGACGTGATCTGGTCATCCGCATCTTCAGCCGGAAAGAAGAAGGGATACCTTGAGATTATCGTTGATCTCAAGAAGTTAATGGTGGATGCTGGCGTCACCTGTGATATTCGCCCCGTCATGAGTGCGTTTGATCCGGTCGTCCAGAACGAAGACGAGATGGTCGACTGGTACAACAGCGGCAAGGTGATTATCTGTCCGTCAGAAAGCGAAGGCGGCGGACCAAGCATGGTGCTTGAGGCCTTGGCTTGCGGGTGTTCGGTTGTCACGAACCAGATCGGAAGCGCCAGCGAGCTTCGCGGAGAAGAAGACAGCCCCAACCTGATTATGTTTGACGGAAACGGAAACGTGAAGCAATTCATGAGCAAAATACAGGCTGCCCTGAAAGACCCCGACATGAACAGCCGGGGACACAGGGCAATCCAGCCATGGTCCTACGAGCACAGATCAAAGTGGTTCTATGCTCTGTTTCGTGCCCTGATTCAGGATCGTCAGCCAGAGAACTTCGATTACCGGGAAACGCACTGGAGTCAGATATAATGCCCAGATACGTAGTTGAGCTGATTCGTGATCAGAGAATGCAGGTAACAGTCGACGCTGATAATGCTGTGGAAGCTCACGATTCTGCACTGGACCAGGCGAATGATCCTGAGGGAGACTATGTCGTAACTCAGATCTATCTGGCCGGTCCCGAGGAGTAGGACGTGACGAAGTGCATCACTGCGGTCGAGAACAGGTTTCGCCCCACTCTTTTTTGTCATGCTTGCTGCAGCAGCCAGTATTCAGTAGTTCGAATCCATTGTGACCTCGGGGCTCCGCAGCATGCCGTTGTCCAGATTTGCCAGAAGTGCCTTGCAGAAGCCAATGAGACAATCGCACTTCTTGAGGAAGGAGAGGTCCCTGTATGACCCGTAGCGAGCTGGAATCTAAGATCAGGACATGGGCGTCGGAGTTCTCAGAGATAGCCTCAGAGAGCGTCCCAGAGGCCTTCGTGAAGTACCTCGCAAACAGATTGACCGAGACAGGGTTGGGACAGGAGGACCCTGATGTTCTCGCAGTCCGCACTCCGGACGGAATCTTTGCCGCCAGGGTGGAATGGGAAAATAAAGAGGCCGGAGTCGTGTGTGTTTGCCTGATCGATACAGGTGAGGTGCTGGTATCTCGATATGACGCCCTGATCAGGAATGTCGACCGATCGAAGCTTGCGAGGGCGCTGGACTCCAAGGACTGGTCAGAGCCGAAGATTCTGACTTCAGTCAGCGCCGACTCGGGCGCTAAATAAACATAGCCGCATAGTCAGCTGCTGAGTGCTGCCTGACAGAGTAGTGGCTTGTTGATTTGATTCTGTCGTACAGGCAGTAGTACCATGATGGCTCAAAGATCATCATGTCATCCCGGTTGAAATAGACCAGATCACCAGCGTGTCTGTACCGGTACGGAGGAATGAGCCTCGGAACGATGTCGCCCTTGTTCACGACCCTGAACAGACGACCGTTCATCTGGTTTGTCATCTTCCTGGCAAGTGGCCTGCCAAGGTGTCGTGGAGCCCCGAATGTGTAGACTCCGGCAACCTCTCCATACCCATCAGTCTCCATGTGCCATCCGCAAAGACTCGCCATTGCGCCGCCCGCTGAATGGCCAGTGATAACCATCTTGGCTGTTTTGGGATCTGGCAACAATGAATAGAGGCAATCGTCCAGCTTCTTCCAGATATTCTTGAAGGATAATAGGAACCCAGTGTGGACGTTCCATTCCTTCCAGTAGGTGGGCCTGATCATGAGATTCCGCTTATGGTCCGAGACCGACCTGGTCCCACGGAAAGCGATGACAGCGAAGTTATCTTTTATGATAACCAGGCAGCTGTTCCTGTCATGGGAAATGGGAACGTAATGGTCGCAATTCCAGTTCTGGCGTGATTCGATCGACTCGGCATCCTGATCTGTGTAGCAGGCGTCGTAGCTTGCCTCTGCACAGATAATGCCCGCCTCTTTATTGAACGCGCCTGGCTTGAATATCTGCTGTGCTCTCTTGAGGTTCATGTGTATCTCCATTGTGGAGTTACTAGAGGTTATCCTATTAGTATCGGGAAGAAACTGGTCGAGCCAGAAGACTCACTGTCTCCGAGAGTGACCGTTGCAGGCAACGCTCCGTAAAACTGTGACAATTCCCAGTGGAAGGTTTGTGTTCCACACGTGCTGTCCGTGAACCCTGCACTGGTGCGGAGATCGGTAACCGCTATTGACGTACACGCTGCCGTGGTTGCATCAGTCATGAACGCCAGGAGATACATGCCCGGCGGGTATAAATCGTCGGCAGTCAGAGAACTGCTGGCCTCGCCAGTCGAACCGAGTGACAGCTCCACATCGAGGACAACTGCCGCCGTTCCGTTCGGCTTGAGCCTATATAGACCGACACGCGCAACCTTACCTCCTTCGCTGGTCCCAACCTGCAAAGCGATTTTCTCAAAACTGGTTGGTCGTTCGAGCGGATACGGCGTCAGGTACAGTACGTCATCTACTGGAACTGACGAGTCCAATATTAACCCAGCGCTAACCATAGGTGGAGGGAAAGCTCGGTGTGTCGTGCTGTTGATGACCACGTTTCCTGGTGCCGCCGGACTATAGTAGCTGAGCGACGACGATAGAACTTCCCAGTCCGTGCCGTCACATTGCAGGTAGAGATAGTCGCCTTCTGCCATATACAGGTCATCTGAGCCGTACTGGGAAATTATGGTTAGGTCCGTATCGACCGTCAGCACGTCGCCCTGCCCGCCAGATGTAAACTGTATGGCAACTCTCTCGTTAGCTGATGGCGTGTTTGGCAGTGTGGCAGTCGCATCGCCAGTGAGAGTAAACTTTGCAAAGTCCCCGTCTGTCAAAGTGTAGTTGCTTGTTTTAGCTGTGACTGTGAGTCCGTTTCCGTCTGCTGACCCGCCGGCAGATGCTGCTAATTCGAATTCATCGCTTGTTGCGTTGTAAGCCACAACATAAGTATCAGTTGGACTGGTCAACTGGGCTACAGGCATAGCAACCACGGCCATTTCTTCGCCCGCGTAATACTTAATCAATCCAGCAGCGAAATCTGTAATAGTTGTATCGATGGCAACCTGGCCATCAGTGTCTACGGTTGGTGTGGCACTATTCGGAATCTCAAAGTCGTCAGCGCCTCCGGCATCTATCGTGCCTGTGAATGTCCCCCCAGACAGTGTTTTGTTCGTGAATGTTTCTGTTCCAGCAAGGGATGCAACCTGGAAGTCTGTGCCCGCATCGTCTGTGTACCAGAACTCGTTCGGCGTGGCTGTGTTCACCCAGAGTTGCAGCGAGCCAGCAACGTCAGCGTCAGCATCTGCCTGTTCTTTCAGGAAGATCACTCCACCGTTGTCGATGTTGTTGCCATCGAGGTTGATGTCTCCAGTCATTGCGACCGTGCCATCGGCCAGAAGGTCACCAGTCCCCATCGTTCCGTCTGACAGCGCCGTGTTCATCTGCGCGACCGTGAATGAACCCAGCACGGTCGCATTGCCAGTCGAGGTGATGTGCCCGGTCAGGTTGGGGATCGTCGTACAGGATCCAGCGGTCAGACTCGCTGCAGTCCCTGTGACATTCGTCATCACTCCGGACGCAGGAGTCCCCAGGGCAGGCGTCGTCAGAGTGGGACTGGTCAACGTCTTGTTCGTGAGTGTCTGGGTTGCAGACAGATTGACAATCTCAACTCCCTCGGTCTGGATTACACCTGATCCCTTTGATACGAAGTTAATTCCGATATTCGTATCGTCGCCACTGGCTGTGAATGTGGGATTATTCGCCGTGGCCGCATTCGCATACGTAACCTGGTTGACTGCAGAACCAGTAGCGGTAAGCAGGAATAGCTCGTTACCGCCTGTATCCAGAATGGATGTGCCGACAGCTGGGGCAGTCAGGGTTTTGTTTGTCAGGGTTTGGGTTGCGGTCAGGCCGACAAGCTGTTCTGAGATTGTTGCCGGATCATATGTAGCAGCAGACATGTCACCGCCGCCAGCTTGGGCAACAAGCTCGAACTCATCGTTGGTCGCATTGTAAGAAACAAGCGTGCCTCCCGTGGGAGACGTAAACTCTGCTATAGGCATCGCCACAACGCCCATTTCTTCTGTGCTGAAATATTTCAATACGCCCGCAGAAAAATCAGTTACGGTTGTGTCGACAGCGATTTCCCCATCCGCATTTACGGTAGGAGATACAGAATTCGGAATTTCAAGAGATGTGGCGCTTCCAGCATTAATCGCACCGGCAACCGTTCCAAGAGTTGTTGTTCCTGCCGAGAGGTCAGCACCTGTCCACGAAGGTGTTGCCCCAGTGTGAATATTCTGGGGAGTTGAGATTACAACGGTCGATCCAGCGCCATTATCGGTAAGCGTGATCTGATTTGTCGTGCCTGTCAGGACCCGCTCAGCAGACAGAGTTGCGTCAGTCGCCAGTGTTACATACTGGGAGCCAGTCGGAGCGCCAGAACTGGCGCTCCATGTTCCGTCCCCTGCCAGAACATCCGATGCGCTGCCGGACAGCTTGGGCAGGAGGCCGTGCGCGGATGATGTGGCATCCAAGTCCGTGTTGTCATCCGGAGCAGCAAGGTCATCCAGCTTGATTGCGTCAGCTCCGCCAGATTCGTGACGTGACGCATGGGCTGTAATAGTGACTCCGCCTACAGTTCCCTCGATATCTGCAACAAGAGTTGCTACTGCATAGCCAGTTCCAGCAGTGTCAACAGTCGTAGTTGGCTCTGTTTCCAAGTCCTTGAAGAGTCTGTATTTTCCGTCACTCGCATCTCTGAAGAGTCCGGCGTACTTGTCCGTGCCAGCCGTGTCGTAGACTGAGTAAATGCCTGCGTCGACCGTATCAGCAGCCGTGTTGTCCTTGGCCAGTTTAATCAGGGAGTCGTCAACCGCAACGGTCGTGCTCTCAATCGTGGTGGTCGTGCCATTAACCGTCATATCTCCAGTGACGGTCAGGTTTCCAGCTACTGTCGGGTTGGTTGCCAGGCCCAGAGTAACTGAGCCTCCAGCTCCACCGTCCGTGAGTGCGAGTTCCCCAGCAGTAACCGCTAGAGCGCGTTCATCGGTCAGACTGCCATCCACAGCGATGACGACATAAGACGATCCAACCGGGGCACCAGAGGGAGTGTTGAATGCGCCGTTTCCGTCCAGGAAATCCGTGGACGATCCGGAGAGCTTGGGTAGTAGACCATGGGCTGACGTGGTTGCATCAAGATCAGTATTGTCATCCGGGGCAGAGAGGTCATCCAGCTTGATTGCGTCACTTCCACCAGAGACGTGCGTGCTTCCGTGAATACCGACAGGCAGATCATCAATCAGAACTCCGCGAGCGTCGCTGTTCGAAGAACTGTAGACAGCCACTTTATCTACAGATCCGCTGATCGAAGACTCTGTCGTCAGGACGTTAATCCCTCCAAACAGCTTCTCGATCGTGACCTTTTTAGATGTCGGAGTTCCTGTAATGTCATCGACGATGTAGAGAGTATCGTCGATTGCGACGATAGAGAGGGTCGTCAATGCAGTTGTTTTGCTATCAGCCATCGGGCAATCCTTTGCCGATTATTCAGTTGGTACTTTGACAAACGCTGTGATAGACAGGTCGATATCAGCTCGGCCAACTTTTGAGCTATCGAACCAGGCGACAGAGGCCCCGCCCCCGCCAGTGACTCCAGCAGCTCCCTGATTTGGATGCTCAAACGTATATGAGTTCACTCCAGGAACAGTTGCGACCGTCCTGGTTCCATTCAGGTTCAGACCATCAACCTCAGTCGCATCCACAAATGTGACATGATCACCGACAGCAAACGGATGGGATGTATGATTCACGGTGACTGTGTTGTCTGAGACGACCGTGTCGAACGGGCCGCTCAGGGTGCCGTTCGCGTCTGAGTCGTATCCCCATTCCAGATGAAGCGTGTGAGAGCCAACTGTTTCGGTATCCATGGGAGACAAGTCAAGAGTCACTGCCCCAGCCGTAAATGTGCCCTCGTTGGCTCCGTTGATGTCCTGGGCCACGCGACTGTTCACGATCGTGCAGGGATCATTCAGGTACAGAGTCGCCAAGAGGAAGTCGATGGATGCCAGGGCGTTACCGTCCAGATCCTCGATGGTGGTCTGCACCTGGGCAGAAGTCATCTCGTTGATGTCAAAAGCCATCCTTAGCTCCCATTCTTAACCACGGTGGTCCCAGAGTTAGTGATCACCTTCACGGTTGTTCCGGACAGCCTGGTCGCAATCGTATTTGCCTCGACAGCCGTGGCTGGCTCCAAGAGGATGTTGCACGTAGCAGTAGTTTCCAGAAGGAGATCGTCTCCAGTTTCCAGCAGTAGGATGTCAAGGGCCATAAAATCACCTCTTATTTGCAGTAATTGCTGTGTATTTTGATGCCCGCCAGCTTTTTACGCCATCCCAATCGCTCACGGCGACCTGCCTGATCCGCCTCAAGTATGCTGCCTGCGCCAGTCTTGGCGCTCTTCACGAGTCATGCTGGCCATTTGGCGAGAAACCAGCTTCGTGTCTATTTTCTCGCATTCGTATTTTGGGGCGGGCCTGAACTCACCACGAACATAAGAACGATACCGGGCAGACAGTCGGTCATTCCCTTTGCAGATCTCGAATCTTCGTCCGCTGCAGCCATATCGGCAGTCTGACTCTAATTGGCATGAGCAGTCGTCTTGGATATTCATTACGGAGTAACCGTTATATCGACATCCATACCGAAGTACTGTACTTCCAGCGATCCATATATCGGGAAATTGAAACCAGAAGTCCTCAGATTACGAACATTGGCGTCAGATTCCGGTCCAGAGCATGTGGTTGCGGGAACTTCCCAGTTTATATCTACGCCCTGCCTGATCCGAGACTCGGATGCTCCGGCATATGCAAATGAAATAGGACTGAGTGATTCTGGACCAATTGCGGTTGTTGGATTTCTACATCCAGTAAATAATCCCGCTGAAGGAACAGGAATATCGCACGAACTGAGATACCTGAACAACATTTCGCATGTCACCTCAGGGCCAGTTACACTCATTTCAAGACTTACACATGGATCATAAGTGATTCCGACTGTTGTAATTCCTGCGCTAAGTCCATGCTGTAATAAGACTATGGCTCTTGGATCGATCCCTACGCTTGTTGTGAACAATGTGAAAAATTGTCCGCCTATTCCACCAGTAAACTCGAAATCAATAGACCCGAGATCGAGCGAATCCGCACCGGTCGCTGTGACGGTGGATCCAACAAGCCCTTCAAGCAAAGCAACTAATTCACCGATTGTATCAGTTTGATTGACTGTAACTGGACCAAGCTGGCCCCCTCCAAACGGAGTGAATCCAAAGCTGATAGGAACACTTGGATCTATAAAGTCTCCATCCAGCCTGAATGTCTCATTGAGTGCGTTGGGGCTCAAATCTACGTCCAGGCTTCCTGTGTAAAGTAAGCCACCACTTACCCTGGTGATGGGTATTGTTATTCCGTTCAGCTCTGCCGGGGAATTTGTTCCTGATATGGTTACGTCAAGGTTTAATTCGTTCCGAAAGGCGCACAGACACCTCTCTGTATACCCTACGTTATGACAAATGCCAGACACGGCCATTGTTTCACGATACGTACCTGTAGATATGGGCGTGTCCCCTTTATCCCAAGTTCTTCCGAGACCGCTTCCTGTCAGGTCCCACCATGTAGAATATCCAAATACATAGCCGACTTTTGTGATCGTGGGCGGATCTGGCTCGGGATAGCAATGAAGGTCCAGTCCTGTGTCCCCAAGCGATCCGTCTCCGTTCAGAATTAAAGGTGCGGCCTGTGTTGTCAGATGCCAGCACCTGTTGAATTGCTTGAATACAGAGACGCCCCAGAATCGATCTCCATCCTGATCCCAGACTGTTCCCCAAAATGGCACTGCCCTTGTTAGATCAGGATCATGATCCGTATCAACGGGGTTTGGTGTGAATCCACCAGCGCCTGTTATGAGGCGGTAATACTGAGTAGGGGACAAGCCTGGCTCAAGTCCATGTCTTACGTTTGCAAGCGCACTTAGGCCTTCCAATCTGTGAGCTTCATATTCGCTGGATGGGTCTATCTGGATATCGACCTTTGGGAAGAAGTAAACACCACAACTGAATTGTGTTCCGGATGTGAATGTCATATCTACGAGAGCACAATCAGTAGTTCCAACAAAATCAACCCTCTCAGTAAAGTCAGTTACAGAGAACGAATCAACCGTAGCTCCGAACCCGAAAGACTCATAATCAAACAGCGTACTCGCTGGCGTTCCATTCCATGTTGTGAGTGGAACAGTCCATTGGTGATTCAGGGCAGGGGGCGACAAGACCTCCACTATATCTTCAATGCAATTACCTGGAGGCCCCTTAAAGCCACAGCAACACTCGCAGTTTGCTCCTTTGTTTCTTTGGGGCATGATTATTCCTCTGCATCGGGTATAGTCAATGCGGTCGTACTGCAAGCCGGGAATGGCTCGTATTTACCAGAGTTACTGTCAAGGAAGCAAATGCAGTAGACCTTGTCTGCTATGGTCAGGGTTTCGTCGTAATTAATCAGGTCAACATCGGAAACATAAGCCCAGTCCCCATCTCCGTTGTTTGCGTACTTGGCGAGTGTTCCAGATGCTGGCTGGAGTATCCCATCAACATCGATTGAAGCTACGCCAAGACCTCCTCGTGTGTATCCTCGTATTACGGCAGCTGCAGAACCCAGGACTATGTACTCTCCATCAACCCACAGAATGTTGACCAGATCGCCCTCCGAAAATGAGGCGTTGCTCCTGTTGACAACCATCCTGTAATCAGTGAGCACCTTGGTTTCCGTCACGTACATGTGCTCGAACGGAGTCCACAGCCATATGAATCCCTTGATGAGTTCCTCTGTGGTCATTGGATCAATGATTGATGGGATATCCTCGTAAAGCTCTATCTCTGTTTCGTCATCAGCGACTATATTCTCAGAACTGCTGACCGAATACGTTCCATCTCTCGTGTCGGTCATGTCTTCAGTGTCTCTTAGCCAGACTTCATGCCTGTCAGTAAATTGTGCTGCATGCTGTCCTGCGATCTTGATCTTCTTCGTCACTATGTCGACGGAAGTGATTTCAAACCTGCGCTCTGCGGCCTGGTCGTCAGGGCGACCGGCTTCGTAGTCAAACTCCTGAACCTCGACTGCTGCCGTTGTGTATCCGTATGTGGTTCCTATCCCGGCATCCAGATTACCCAACAGCTGAGCAGTGAGTATCTTCTCAGGGCCTTCTGTTCTGGGTGGGATCAGATTCACAGTTCCCGTGGTCCGGCCCACCTGTCCACCAGTAAGCTGGTTGAATCTGCGCAGGCTGTCACTAATCTGGCCCTGATAGTCTGCACTCAGAACCTTGTAGATTGAGTCGCCAGAGTTAATTTTAGGCAGCTGACTCTTGGCCATTAGGTCACCTGAGTGAAGAGGTCAAGCAGTTCGTGTCTCTTGAAAATCGCAAATTCCTTCACATAGAATTTAGAAGTGGTCGGCGTGAGTCCTACACCAGAATCTAAATGAAGCCTGTAGAATCCCGGGTAAGTATAAATCGCCCCTGCCGTGCTTCCATACTTTTGCCTGAAGAAGTGATTCCACCCTCCGATAATATTAGTTCCGAATGGCAGCCCAGAATCATCAAGACCAGGAGCTGTGATGCTGCCTGGTGTATACCGTATTGAACTCTCTATGTATCTTCCAACACCATCGAAGTACTGAACGCCATTCGAGGCGTATCCAGTATCGACTCTTCTTTCGCTGAATTTGTAAACAACCTGCCATGCGCGGGTTCCATCAGTGAGAATATCACGACTAAGCTCTGCCCCTAAAAACAGAAGAGTTTCTGGCCATATGTTTGTCCCAGTATCAAAGTCCATAGTTGATACGTTGACTTTACCGAGAGCAGATCTGATCGCCTCGAACGGGGGAGTCTTCACCCTGTGCCAGGTAATGGAGTGCTCAATCGTGGGAACTATGAAGTTTGCATTGGAAGCTGCAGCATGAGCCCTGGCGGCATCACCACCAGACCATTTCATATCCGCGTTTTCCACGGTGATGATTTCGCCGCCAGCACTCCAGCTATGGCTCAGGAACGGGACGGGGTCGTTGGACTGCTCAGAACTATCTGTGTAATCATTCTGATTTGATGAATACGTAATCGTGAAGATGTTGTGGTCATATACCGGGATCTGAACCCCGGCAGTAAAACCGATATTCCTTCCGATCTGCTTAGGCTCTCCTCCATGAGCCCGCATCTTGACAGACGATGCCCTGTACGTTCCAAAGAATGGGTCGACTTCAGGAAGCCCAATCACAGAAGACGTGCTTATGGGAAATATCTCTCTCAGTCTGGGAATTGTATCTGCCCACGCAATCCTCTCCACGACCTCAAATGATCCACTTGTGGGCGTAATTTCCCCCGTAATTCCAGGCGAGAAGATATTCCGTGATACTGCCATTATATAATTTTCCCCATATTGCCAAAGTTGGCATTCAGCTGTCCCATTCCAGTGTTAATCAGATTAAGAATCCTGTTGCCCTCCACGGCAGCGTCAAGTTGCTTATCGCCCTTCAGTGAGGTCTGAATCTGACTGTGCAAACTTCCGACATCAGTCAATCCGACAGGAGCGTCCGTAAGTGACGCCTCTTTGACTCCCGCGATCGCCGCCTCTTCTGCGATCTTCTTCTCAGCATTAGCCACAGACTCGTCATTTCCTGGATCGACATCAGCTTGGATTTGCGCAATCTTGGCTTCAAGGTCACGTCTAATCTTGGCCCTCTGCTCGTCAATGTCGACTTCTCCGTCAGCAGCATCAAGGCGACTCTGGAAATCCGCATTCTCTCCAATCTTTCTCGCCTGATCCTGACGGCCAGCCTTCAACATATCATCGAACAATTGTGAATCAGCCTCTTCTGTCGCTTTCTGTTTCTCTGCTGGGGTTAGCCTTCCGGCTGCGTCCTCTTCCTCGATTCTTTTTCGTCTGGCAATATCCGCTTCCTGTATCTGGTCCTGCTCTCGGTCCAGTCTTGTGCTGTCTGATTTCAGAGAGTCGATCTCGCTGCCGAACTTCAGTCTTGCCGACTCGTCATTTAGGTATGCGATTCTCTTCTGAGCTGCAAGGAAGTTATTCAGGGCAGCCGTGGCGGCAGCTAACTCAGCAGGCGTCTTGCTAAGAGTGTTCGCCCACTCTTCCAATTGAGCATCAGCACTGAAAGCCTGTGATTTTATATTATATAGGGACTTGGAAAGAGCATCGAGACCTGGCCTGTCAGCTTCCAGCTTGAATGTCTCTGCTAATGCGCTATTAACTCCAATATTCTCCCTTCGCCTAATATCCTTAGCTGACCCCGGGAGCCTGCCTGCGGCTTCAGCACTCTCGCTGCTGATGCGGTTACGGAAATCCGCCATAGTCTCACCAGACTGTCTTTTGAACCTGGATGATTTAATGCTCTCCTCTTTGGCCAATTCTTCCTGTCTTGTAAACTCGTCTTTGAATGCCTTCTTGCGACGTATATCGTCTGGGGTCGTGCCTTTAATGCTCTCGTCAACACCCTGCCTTCTCTTATCGAAATCAGATTCAATCTTGTCGAGCTTTTGGGTATTTACATCATTTATTCCACCTCCAACACCAGAAAGAAACTTGTCGATCGAATCATCGTACAGCTTGATCATGCCCTGTAGTTGATTTCTGTTTTCAGTCAGTGACGCTATTTGTGTTTCGCTGAGCCCACCTTTATCCAGTGTGTCGTCAATACTCTTTAGTTGTGTTCTGGCACCAAAGGACGCATGTGCCATCGACTCGGCATCCTTAAGGTTGGATACCGATGATCCAAACGCTATCTGGCTTGTCTTGCCAGACATAAAATCATTCATTCTCTGGGTAAGCTGAACAATGGAGTCCGCGAACGCTTTTGACGCCGCTTCCGCTTCCGCTGTAACTCTGGAAATTTCCTCCAAAGTCTCTTTGAATTTTACTAATTCTGGACTGTCCCCGTCGATCTCTTTCAGGCTGTGCAGCAAGCGAGCAATCTCTGCTTTTCCAGCAAGCGAGCTTTTGTCTATATTAGCTATATCTGTAAGAGATTGCTTATTCTCTGGATTCATTGTAGAACCCAGTCTTTCAGCCGTCTTCATCGCCTTTGCCTTACCGCTTACAAGTAATTCATTTAAGACGTGCATCTTAAACGTGTCAAGGCCTTCGTTTGCCCTGTCCGCCAACCCCGGAATATTATCAAAGTCACTTATTTGATCTTGCGCAGTATCTGCGATTACAGCAGTAAAGTGCATTATCTTGGAGAACGTCTCGTTAAGGCCAGCGGCCCAACCACTACTGGATACATCCAAAATAATAGAATCGAGTTGTCCCTCTGCCTTGCTCTTCAGGCCCTCTTTGTCGAAAGCCTTTTGGGTTACTTTCTCTGCCTGAGATACGGAAAATTCTTCAGACAGGCCCCGTGATGAGAGAATATCGAGACTGTCAGACCTTCCCTGCTCTCTTAACTTGACCAGTGTTTCAAGCTTGCGTATCAGAATCTCCAAGTCCTTGGATGTGTCTTTCGCCGACTTACCCATAAGGGTTATTGCCTCTGCGATCCCGATCATTAGAAGCGTCACACCGCCACTTAAGAGAGCCCCCTTGACCGTGCCCATCGTTGCGAACAACTGAGCTACGTTATTTGCAGATGCGCGGAGAGCACCGCTCAGGCCAGTTTGTCCGATAACTTGGACAAAGTCCTGTACGGCATACGACCCCTGCTGCATCATGAACGTGACTTTGCGCTGCCCTTGAGACGCAGCGTGCGCAGCTTCGTTAAAGCCTCCAGTCGCAGCACTTAGTCTCTGCATGTTGTTATCGTTATCCTGCAACTCCTTTTGAAGTTCTTTGAATTCCTTAGTGTTACCCCTTCCAGTAGTCTTTAGGTTGTTCATTCGCGTTGTAAGTTTTTTAGATGCCAGATCAAGCCTTTGCATGTTTTGAAGCATTGGAAGCTGTGATTTTCTAAACTCAATCTGTGCATCGATATTGTCCTGAATGGCTGCGTTTCCGGAGCCTCTCTCCTTTTTAAGCCTCTCCAGAACACTAATCTCATCTTCCAGATCATTGACCCGGGTAGATCCTCCGCCCTCCACAGCGTCTAGCTCTGACTGAAATGAGTCTGAAAGTGCGGCCTTTCTTCTCTCGCGGCTCTCATCTCGGTCAACCCTGCTCAAATCCTGTTTCAGTTTTTGTTGTTGTTTTGGGTCAAGCTTTCTACCCTGGTTGTCGGCTATCTCTGCTGAACTCTCTAGTAATTTTTGCCTCTGCTTATCAAATGGCCCAGTAAGAGCATCTTCAAGCTGCTGTTCCAGAACGGCATAGGTCTGCTGTCCCAGAATGGCGAACTGAGAAAAGAACTCGTCAGGTGACAGGCCTGCGCCGCTGATTTTATCTGCGCCCTCTGACAACATCCCCCCGACATTCTCGCGGGATAGTTGACGACCGATACGGCCACTGGTTCGCTCTTGATCTCGCCCTCTCCTGGCCTCTTGTCTGGCCACGCCAACTTCGAACTGTGCATCTCCAATTCTTCCGCTCGCAAGCCCCTCCTGGAGGCCAGCTTCGACCCTGTCATAATATTCGTTTGCAGCCTGCTTGGTTTGTGCGGCAATATGCTCAGCCGCATCGCGAGCAGCCTGAGCCAATTCCGGACGGGCATCGTCAGGATCGGCCCCTATACCTCCAACCTGGCTGACTATCTGCTTGCGCTGCAGTTTGGCAAAGTCCTGTCCGGATACTCCCAACATGTCACGGTTAGCCTGACGCTCCTGCCGCACTCCCGACTCACCCTGGAATCTTTGTGCAAGCCGGACTGCTCCGAAGTTGCCAGCGGCGTCTGTCATCTGCCTCTCTGCTGTTGAGGCAACCCGAGTGATCGCTTCCGAGTCTCCTTCAGATACTTGAGTCTGTGCCCTTATTGCCGTTAGGTATCTCTCATGTTCGGATCCTGCATCAATATCGCCAGAGGCACGTCCCGACTTCAACATCTGATCCATGAAGGCGACTGGATTGCGATGAATGTCCTTTTTGCCTTCTGTGGTGAACCGACCTCTTGTTTCCTCAAAGGACTCCCTCTGGTTGAGTAGGGATTCCCGCATCGGAAGTGTTCCGCCAGCACCAAGGAAGGCAGAGGACTTCTGAGCAGCATCTCTAACTTGCTTCTTGAGGCCTAGCTGTCGATCGAGTGCTCGTTCGATCGCCTTCTCGTCCTGAAGTCGACGAGCTGTGATTGCGTTGCCTTTGTCTTCCTGAGACTGATACCTCTTCAGTGATTCGAGAGCCTGTTTGTCTCGGATGGCCCCTTTCATCTGAGGGCTCAACTTGAACTCTGTTTGCCCTCCCCTGATTGCACTCTGGAGCCTTTTAATTTCGGCTCCGCCGTTCTTCATGCCTTTGATCCACTGCTCCAGTCCTTTCACTTGACCAGCAGTGATCATGTCCGGCATTTTGAACTTGTTCAGTTCATTGGCAGCTTCTCGCACGCCCTTCAGAAGCTCAGGTAGACCCTCAGCCGAGAAGTCTACATGAGCACTGCCGATTGATGTGCCTCTGGCCATTATCAGTCTCCAGCGCCGGATCCGGCGCTCTCGTCAGAGTCCTTATCATCTTCCTTCAGACTGTCCGTAATTGTACTCAATGCGTGTTCCATCAGGTCAGTCCAGACTGAACCTTGAAGTGCGGTCATCCAGAAGTCTCGCAGCTGACGCATCCCGTCCCGGTCCAGGTTATCGAACGTCTCGTCGATATCTTCCTGCTTGATATCAGAGTTTGCCTTCTTCGATGATTGGCAGAATGCGAAGTACAGCCCTTCCGGGGTACTGGTCCACCTGTTGACGTCCTCATCGCTGATGATGATTCCGTTCATATAGGTATCCAGGGCGACATTGGTCTGTGAGATCATCGCAGCTGGGTCGTTGGGCAGGCTGCCCACGAAATCCTTGAAAGCGGCCCCGCGAACCTTCCTGATCTCCTCGGCAGCCTGCATCCGGAAACGGTGTCCCAGATTCCCAAACTTGAAGTTCTTACGGTTGATTTTCAGTGTGAAATCTTTACTCATGTCTATCCCTTTGTTAATCCAGCCAGTGCGGGTCGTCCACTGGCAATGTTTTTGGCCATGACCCTGTATCGCTCAGTGTATTCTTTTCGCAGAATCCTGGTATGTTTCTTTGCCTGCATCTCCAGAACACTCTTCTCATTGGAGACGTCCTCGATCTGGTCTTCAGTCTTCCTGATCATCAGAGATATCTGCCCGAGCGTGAGATTGGCGACATCGGCTGGAGAGATATTAAATGGCTCCTTGATTAGAGAGCCAAACAGGGATGAGCGTTCACGCATGAATCCCTCATCTCCGCCCCCTGACGATTCAGCCAGGACAAGAATTTCGTAGATGTAGCAGATATCAGCGTCACCAGTCGCAACGTCAATACTCCACTCAATCTTGTGTGACCACTCGTAGCCCTGATCCTCAATTTCGCGACAGTAGCTCTCCTGAGCCTCAAGGAAGTCCATTCCCGACGAATCCCTTGTAGCCTGCCAGTAGGACAGCACGCGGCCCTCTGGAGACCTGTAATAGCGATTCAGGTCTGAGCCCCGACAACCAATCCACTTGTGCCGGATAGGCGGGAGAATACCCTCAAGGAACGCTACGCGGTCGTCGTAGTCCTTTATGCGCATAGCAAAGTACCTGGCGTGGAAAAGCGGATCGTTTCGCAGATACATGATCTGCGCTTCCACTTCTGCCAGGTGCTTGAGGGTTCGACCCCGAATTTGTACCGGCTTTCCCTGAACAATAATCAGCGGGCCGACACCACAGAGTGTTGAGAGCCCACTCATAGATTACGTCCTTAGGCCAGCTCCAGTCCAAACGCCATCAGTCATGAATGGCACAGATGCACGCTGGACAGTACCTTCCCGGTTTCCCGTGAAGTTGAACTGGCCCAGTCGAGCAGTTCCTGTTGCCAGCGTGAGGCCAGTCTGACCCAGAAGAGTCAGCGTGACAAGGTCACCTGTCTCAGCCAGATCGGCGGCGAGGGCGTCAGCATCAACGACCATATTCATGGTCCCGCTGCCACGTTCTGCCGTGCAGACTGTTTCGGAAGCACCGTCGCCGCTCACGGCGAAGTACTCTTCGTTCGGGGAGCCGTACGTCAGATCCCAGTCGGTCACGGCAACCATTGTGCAACTGCCGATGGTCATGTAGCCTTGCTTACCAGAAAGGGCCATGTTTCTCTCTCCTTGAGATTACTAAGCCGGAGTCGTCCGGGCTTTCTTCCACATTAGGGTAAAGTCAACGTACCCAGCATAGACATTCTTGTCTGGAAGCTTGTACGCCTCACGTCCTTCGAACCGAACATCAATCACATCACCTTCTGAAATGACCAATGGATTGGTTCCGGCCCGGTCAGAATCGTTGATATTTGACTCAATAGTATCGAGGAATCCTTCCAGCGCAACTAGATCAGTATGCCAGACTTTGAAGCGGACCTCGGTTATTCTGATGCTGTACTCGACTGCATCTTCATAGACGGTGTCAGGCCCCAGTCCATACTCGGCTCGGGGCATGTCTTTGTTGGCATCTGATTCTGGCGTGGAGTCCGCCCCCATCAGGCCCCAGTTTCCCCGATAGAGCTTAGCTATCGAAGTGTCCAGGCTGGCGTCATTCCATCGGTCGTAGATGCCCTTGCCGAGTGGCATTAGTTGATATTCCCCCTAAAGAGAAGTCTGCGGACAATCCACTCTGTCTCTTCGAAGACCGCGTCGTCGATACCTTTGCGAGCCGGAATCTCAAACGACTTACTTGTGAGGATGTAGTGAAGCTCGCTTTCGTTTTCGCCAGTTCCGAGAAAGATCCCAAATGGAGCACTGTACTTCTTCCCGCCCCCATCCTTCTGGTTCATCCTTCGTATGATTCGAACCCCAGGAAAACTCCGAGCCGAGTTACCGTCACTAGACCACTGCTTGGCAGCCCAGCTGTATGGAATTGCCAGGTATTTTCCATTCTTCGGACTGATTCGCCTCACATTTGAAACTAGCTTTTCCCGAGCCGCAAATGGCCCGGTCGTAGAGATTCTGATCGCAAAGGGGTTAATTCTTTTGACTTGAACAGACTCTCTCAGGTGTCCCTGGACTCGGGTGGGATGCTCTCCGCCCACGCTGTAGCGCGTCCGAGCAGATTTGCTCCACTTCTTTCGAATGCGGTGTTGCAGTCCCTTCCGGATTTCCTCGATCCGACTCTTGAGCACATTCTCCAACCTGAGCGAAAACTCTCCGCCCGTGTTTTTGATTGTGACAGTTTGTCGGCCTCTCTTAGCCATCGATTCTCCCAGAGCGTATCTCAAGATCCTTATCAGCCAGAGTGTCCTCAAGGGACTCTCGGATTGTCAGATACTCATCAGTCCCGTCAGTGACATACTGATCGTTCCGGCCACAGTGGACCAGAAGCTCATAAACGTCGTCTCCAGTCACGAAGGTGCTGCTCAGATAGACGTCTGTGGACGTCTCGTCGATCGCTTCCAGTAATCCAATCCTGACGACCCCGCCCAAGACAAGGCTTTTTCCATCAGGGGGGTCGTTGATTCGGTCCAGTTCGTCAATGAATTCTTCCGTGCTGTTGAATGAGATGTTCATCGTTTGATCCATAAAGCGGCGATTCCCAGCCTCTCCCGGTGCTCTACACTGAGCTTTTTTGGGTTGTAGGCTGCGAGATATTTTTCTGCTTTTTCGAACTCTGTCTTGTCCTTGATTCTGATTAACGCTCCTTTCGGAGATAGATGCATCTCCCTTAGAACCTTCTCTTCCAGAACAGGAAGGCTTCCCAGTTCTGGGATCTGGTCTGGGATCTCAGATGCCGATTGTGGAAGTTCGTCATCCCGAACCTTTGGAAACTCGTCACCAGTAATTGTTGGAGCAACAGGCTTCTTCAGTTTCTTAGCGCCCGAGTCGGCGCTCAGTTCCAGTTTTCCTTCTCCTGAACCACTGTTCTCCAGATGCTGTTTCTTCCTGCCATGTCGAACGACGGATTTTTTACGCGGCATGTTCTTGCGATTCCTGTGTTATCAGTCCAAGTGACTCGGTCTTCGGTCTGAAGCTGAGGATCAGATGCGGTATACATACACCATGCAATTGCAGTTTCCCGAATTCCATATTCAATTCGCTCATCGGCTGTTGCGGTCTGCATATCAGCCTGGACAGTCGTAGGTAAGGCACCTCGATTTCCAGTGCTCCACGCTAACGAGACTCCGCCATGAGCGTCTGTCGTGTCGGCTTCCCTCTCCATTGTGATGGCAAACCGATCGCACATACTGGAGATGCTCATATGAACTCCCCGTAGTAAACAATCGGATCGAGATTAGCCATGGTTCTTCCCAGGAGCCCGCTTGGTGCGTTCCACTCTGCCTGCATTGTGGATGTGTCCGCGTACTTCACTGTGTAGTCCTTGAGTCTCTCCATTGTGACTGGCCCAGCCCCAGCCGTGACATTCTGCTGCTGTTTTGCGAAGTTGTACCTGGCCAATGTCTCGTTAAAGACAGCCTCTCGCACAAAGTGAAATTCATCGTCCAGCTGGGTTGATGTGAACCCGGCAAGATAGACCACTTTGACTGTACGAGGACTGATCGGCCAGTTCTTCTGGTATCGTCTCAAGATGCCCGCATGGCTCAGTGTACTGATTTCGGTGTCTAACCAGAAATCTGTATCTATGGTCAGTGCTGTATCTGAGTCGAAATCCGCTGCGTTCTGTCCACCGCGAGAGTTGTAATCCTCGTGAACAGTGGTCACAGAGGCGACGAACGGCTCCGGCAATTGAAGCTCGTTACTGTCCTGTCTCCAGCGTGGCAGGATGTGAGTATGCGTGGCCCGAGTAATTGTCCAGCGGACGTACTGGCGGATCTGAGCCTCAACACGCAGCCTGATAGCATCAAGCATCGCAGTGTCAGCGGCAGCCAAAGCTGTTCCGAGCTGCAACTCTATGTTTGCCGTTGTGGCAATGTCTGTCAGTGCCATTGTGCGTTACCCAAAGAAAAGAGGCGAGGACCGCAATTCGATCCTCGCCTTTATAGGCTTGCCTATGCGGCAGTCTGGACTCTCAGATTACTGGCTTACCAGGAAGTCTTCCGCGACATCAGAGTGATGCCAACCAGAAAACTCGGGCTGGTTCCGGCGATCGTCAGGACAGCTCGCACGTATCGCTCTTTGCGATTATGGAACTGAGCCGTGAAGACCGTGTTGTCATCCGTGCCTGTGATCTGTGTCAGGGTGGCACCTGTAATGTCCGCCCAGGCGTCAGCAGCTTCAGGATCAGCCGAGTTTTCGTTTCGGCTTTCCTGCAGCTTAATGTCCAGAGTCGGGCTGGTTCCAGTTGCAGCACCCAAATTGACGATCACGAAGACGTCTGGACCGCAGTCCTGACAGTCGTGTGAGCTGCTGTTTGCAGTCGCCGTGGTTGCAGCAGGATCCAGAACCTGCGTGGTATTGAAGTAATTAACCATATCAATCGAACTCATCTCGGTTCTCCTCGATTACTTCCCAGAGCGGGAAGAGGGTTTTTGGCTTTCCGCGACAATCCCTCGGACGATTGATTCGATCAAGTGAACGGAAACCATTCCATTCGTGATCGCATTCTGGTGCCTCTTGGGAACTTTGTCAGTCTTCCTGACATCAAGGACGAGAAACTGATAGTCAACCTGACCCAGCTGTTCTCGTGCCTTGTATTTCTTAAGCCACTCGTTGTGCGTGGACAAAAGGCCGTTCACGATTGTCCCCGTGAAGGACTCCGATGGAGTCACAACATTGGGCTGATGAACGTGTTCGAAATCACCATTCCCCAGAGCAACAACCTTCCGCTTTCTGCCCTGGTACATCCGATCTTCAGGCGACCAGCTCGAATGCTGACCCAGTTGAAGTGTGACTTCGTAAAAGCCGCTCTCTTCGCTCTCAGGCAGAAACTCGTGTGGCTTGACTTGCTCCGCACTAAGGGCTTCGATTTTCTCTGCAACAGCCATTCTTGACTCCGGTTTTGAGGGTGGAACACAGGGCGGATCAGGTCCGATCCGCCCCTAGTCCTTATTTTTAGCCATTCACCAGCTGGTCGATAAGACCAAAACTGTTTTCGTGGCGAGGAACCGCATCGATGTAGTGCGTACCACGCATCGTGAAGATGCCAGAAGCAAAGTTGCTTCCATGGCTGTCCGTGACCTTAACCTCCATCATCGGAGACCGGCCAATGAACAACTCAGAGGGGACGCCACCCAGAACGTAAGTCAGGTCCGTGCCTGAACTCTTCGCTCGGATGTTGTTAACCTGCGTACCGGTGAACACTGGGTGTCCGCCGATCGATTCCCGAACTCCGCCGTCGCCATAAGCGAGAGCAGCAGCACGGAACTTCGGCTGACCCTGGGAATCTTCGCGATACTTCAGGGCTGCCCAGATCAGATTCCGCATCGTGAGGAACGTGCCCGTGCCGACAGGAGCGTTGTTGTCCGCGATCTTCGCGAGCAGCAACTCAGGATCCTTGGGCTCAAGCGTGTCGCCATTGGCACCAGTTGTGCTGGCGGTATGGGTCTGGATTCCGGAGTACCGGATCAGGCCCTGGATGTATGCTCCACCCGGACCATCACAAATGTCCTGATCGACGTTCAGGGCGATGTCCTTGGTGATTTCATCTCGAACAAAAGCGTCTGCAGACACGGTCGTCGAGAATCGCATGAACTCTTCGGTCATCTCAACCAGGCCGTTGTACTTTTTGGCCTGCAGCAAGACGTCCGCAGTTGTCGGAGTACTTTCACTCACAGCTTCCGATTCCGCGTGAGCCGTAATCGTGACAGCGCCGGTCACTTTCGGGTAGCGAATCTGGCCCTGTTGCGGCATCGGGACTTCCCGAACGCCCGGAATCCGACCCCAGAGGGAGCTGGCTCGCAGGAATTCAATCAGTTCACCCTGCTGCGGGAAATCAACAAACGTCCCACCAGTCGTGGCGGTACGATATGTCAAATCCTTGCTCAGTCGCTTGGACAGCCAGGCCGCTTCATCCGGGTCGAAACTGCCCAGATTCGTGTTCATCTGACGCCACTCTTTGGTCAGCTCGGAGCCATCCTGCTCCATATAAGCTGAGCCGATCGGAACCATGAAGGCACCGCCGACCGTCTGGCCTTTGCTCTTGGATTCCTTGGCCAGCTTCTGGCAGAAGTCCATTTCGAGCTTGCAGTCTTCAGTATACTCCTGCTTCGTGGCGTGAAGGACAAGTCCCTTGGCCAGGCGGGAGAAGCTGAATGCTCGGCTCGTGTTGACAGATTCGCCAACCGACATCCCTGGAGCACCTTGCATCCACGGAGCCTGTGCTTTCGAGTGCTCATCGACGGTCTTCGCAAGCGACTCCACATTGGCAGTCATCTTCTCGAAGCCATCAGCCAGATCTTCGATGCTCTTCGCGATGAACTCAGCAGGATCAGTCGCGCTTTCTTCGGTCGCATTGGCAGCGGTATTGGTGTCAGCCATGACAGTTTCTCTCCAGTTTAGGTGTCCTGGCCGCACGCGCGGGCCATAGAGCAGTTGATTTCGTCCAGTCGTTCCGCCAGACCAGACATCGAAGATGTGACCGTAGTCAGACTCTTAACAACCTCAGTTGTTGAGTCCGCCTTACGGAGCTTCTTGCGTTCCCGCATAATTTCGACTGCTTTTGCAAGCGGGTCGATCTTCTTCTCTTCCGTCTTCGTCTCAACATCGTCGTTTTTAACGATGGTATCCGAGGTCTCGTCATCCCCATCCTTGGGTTCAGTCGCAGGCTCTTCCTGCTTGACGAGACTTTTGATCTCTTCGAAGCTCTTCTCGATTTCTTCCTTCTCGACCTTCATGGTGGACGCAACAATGTTGACTGCGCTTTCCAAGTCGGACATTCTCTCGCCGAGCTTGTCCATTGTGGTTCTCAGTCGAATTCCAACCTCAGGCTCGGCGTCTTCATCCCAGTCAGAATGATGGATATCAATTCCGACATGCTCTTTGAGAAGTTCAATCAACGGCTGAGCCTGGTCAGCAGTCAGGCCTTCGATGCTCTTCAGGATCTCGACAGCCTGGCTGATTTCATCCATGGACGTGTCCTCTTTTGTCAGTACAACAAAATCCGAACCTGGCACAGCGCCTTTTCGGACGAGGCTGACCTCTCCGATTGAGACATCGCTCAGGCGTCGTCGTTTGTTTGTTTCAGACATTAAAACCATCCATGTGTTAGAATCTGATAGACAAGTATCGCATAAAGGCACTACCAGGTGTCAAGATCAACTCACAGCTTTGATCCGATCTCAAAAACTACCGGCTTAGTGCTCCAGAAAGAGCCAGGAAATGTCAGCTGAACCTGCTCTGTGGCAATTCCGGCGTTCTGCCATATAGAGATTCGAAGCCATCATCATTATTCGGTTCCTTGTTCAGTTTCCGAAACAACTTCCTCAATCTCGGTATGTCCAGCGTTTCCGCCAATAGAGAATCCATTGAACGTGCCGTCACGGACGGACTTTTGAAGCTCTTCAGATTCTGGGGGAATTCGATACTCTGTAACCATCGACCCCTTTACGATCTCTGACCCTTCGATCTCAAAATCACATGGGGCGATGAAACACTGAGTCAGTTGAACGTCCTGCTTGGAAAGCATGGTGCGATGCCCGACTCCCGACACCTGGCTGCGAATCATGTAATCTCTGGATGCCTTCCTGATCTCATCGGAACTGATAATGTCCCCCTGGTGATCAGTCACTTCAGGAACCAAAGGCGATCCATAGATGTAGATGCTTCCGTCCTCCCCTTCGGACGACTTAAAGACAGAATTCGACAGTTTGACATTTTCAGACATGGAGAAACCTAATGAGTGAAAGGTTAGATTCGGTCGCAATCAAGTTCCGCGTATCGAACGAACTGTCAGTCCTGCTTCAGGACGCTGCTGGAAACAGACACCTTGATAAGGCAGAAATGATAAGGCAGGTACTGGCCTCGTGGCTAGGTCGTCCCGATACAGCACAGCTCACAAACTCACTGAATATTACGTCTCGAAAGGCTATGGCCAGGGTAGATATCGGGTTAGAGAAACTCAGGCAGGGTATGAAATCTGGCTGGAAAGATCTGTCTTCCGGAATTATTGATCTTCTGAACTGTGGCTATGTCCGGATGGCGGACAGATACTGGAGATTCGCCAACAACCTCAACTTGAAGAGTCGGCATCTTGAGGGTACTAAACCTCTTGCCGACATGAAGCTCATGATTAAAGAGCGAGCGCTCTATCTGGAGGAGAGCCTGTTCCCCCAATGGATCTCAGGCGAACCAAGGACTGTTGGACTCTTCGTGATCAACAGAAAGCTCAAGAAGGGAACTCGCGAGGAGCTTCTTCGTGTGAAGTCTCCCCACGATCTCCCGCTGCTTGACGACAAAATACTGGCCCATCACCGAGTTCCGGTTACTCCGAAAATCAGTTCGCGTTATTCAGGGCCATTCGACCAACCTGAACTGGCTTTGCCTGAGGCTGAGCAGATCCATTCTGGTCAGGTTTCTCCGGGGTTTTGCCTGCAGGATCCTGCCCTGGCTCAATCGGAATCCCAGTGTTCGGGTCAATGACCTGGAAGCCAGAGATCATGACTGGCCGGTCGCCCAGCTCGCCACCGAACGGCTTCAGGTTCATAAGAAGCTCACGAACCTCGTCCGGAGTGATGGCACCGCACTTCAGGCAAGTCAGAATGTTATCTCTCAAGCTTTGCTGAGAGTCGACATTGCAAGGCCCCAGTTTAATGAACAGGTTGCCAGGGAAGTCCGAGGCAAGCTTCTGGGTCAGATGCTGGGAAATGTGCTCAAGGATCGGATCCACAGTCATCTTGCAGAACTGAGTGAGCGACCCTTCCATTGAGGCACTGGTCATTCCCTCTCCGAGGCCGACCACAGACTTCGGAACACCATGAGTGGCCAAAGTGATAGACAGTGTTCTGTCCAGGCTGGAAGAGTAATCCAGTTCCTTCACGCTTCCGGAGTTGTATTGCCCGGAAAGCTTCAGGCCCGAGTGTGAGATCATCGGAGCACCCGTCTGATCCGCCATGCTGTGCTGGGCGAACAAATTGGCCCAGAGCTGGTGGACCTGATGTGGCTGGAGCCGCTTCTCGCACTCGAAAACCATGCCTGGCGCGGCAAAATTCTTGAACTGGTAGTACAGACGCCTGTGCATCTCATCTTCCAGGTCAATAGTCGTTGCAGCCGCCTTAATCGAGGGAGTTCCGTAGTATCGGCCAGAATCACTCCAGTCCAGGCTGGGATTCTTGATATGGATCATCCACTCTGGCGGAACGACGAAGTTTTCGCCCACGGCTCCAGAGTCGATCTGGTAACCGCCGACCATCTCTGTCTCACCCGACAGGACTTTCACCCACTGAGTCGGCATTGGCCAGATTTCTCTGGGGATTCCAAACCCGTTGCGAGCCTTGTAGAGGAAAGAGTCGCCCGTCAGGAGTCTCCACCCAACCATGTAAAACCAGAGGTCCCATTCGGTATCTACCGGGTTCACATCGCGGAGAAGCTCGACCAGCGGGTGCGTTGGGGAGACTTCTTCGGTCTTCCATGTGCCCTTCTGCTTGAATTTGCGGAAAACCTTGGCCTTTTGCATTGCGGCCATCCGAGCAATTGCTCCAATGGCGATATAGGTTGAGCCCTTGTACTGCTGGGCGTACTTGTTCCGATCTTCAACCCAGCGAGCGGGAGTTCCTGACTGGCCCAGTCGATTAGCCATTACCGGGAACTGCTGCTCAGCCGGAAACGTACGGATGTCTCGACCACGAGTCGGACCTTGAGAGAATTCAACCTCTCGGAACGAACTACCAGCGTTCTGAAGAATCGATTCCAGGTTCGTCAGGGCCATTCTTTACTCCGTTCTGCAGAACGCTTTGGGCAGCATTCATTGCTAGTGTTTCATTCCTTCGGGTCTCGATGTACCCAGCGATAATGTGGGCCTGAAGCTCCACATTCTGCTCTGAAAGCTGAAAGGCGTTCAAGTTCCTCTCGGACTCCAGACGAAGGTCAGACTCAATCTGCTCAAGTTCCCTGACTCTGATTTCAAGATCTTCAACCTTAGCGCCAAGGCTGGCGCTGATATTGTCTCTCTCCGCCTCCGCCTGCTTCTTTTCCCTGCGAAGCTGGGAACAGGCAGCCTTTAGCTCAGCAATCTTCTTGTCACGCTTGGGGAACAGCTGCATTTCTGGCTCCGTTAAATTTGTTCATCGAGACCGGAAGATCGCAGAAAAAACCGATGAATAAAAGAGCAGCCCATCCACGGAGCCTGAGAATGGACTGCTCTCGTCAGAGAAAACGTCAACAATGGTATCTGTATGTCCATTTCCATTTCTACTGCTAGATTTCTTGACGCCATGAGATTTGCTGGTAGATTGCCCAGTCATATTCATTTCTCAAACCCAGAAAGCATCCATGGACAAATCCAACTGCCAGATCATGGAAGACGCCGCCCGATCCAGAATGGAAGACTTATACCCGGAACTTCTTGAGGACTGGCACCCTGCTGAGATTCAGCTCGAAAACGTGCAGGTCATTGGAGATCCGGGAGGAAACGACGCCAGTATTACCGTGTTTTCCGATGCTGCCCCCGGCTCAGAGTTTGTTCCCCTGCTGATCTTTACAGAGATGACAGAGTCGGGAGAATGCATCTTCCCAGGCTATCTTCAGAGTTCGAATCCACATTTTAAGACTCTCATAGGACACGCACTCAATGACCGACCTCAAATCGATCCCAGAGGGGAAGATTGAGACAGTTGAGATTTCCCTCTTGCGGAACAACCCGCTCAATGAGGAAATCTACGGCACCGAGGATGTCGACCCTGATCTTTTAAGGTCGATTCAAGATCACGGTGTCGATACGCCGATTGAAGTTCTTCCGGACGGAACTATCATCAAGGGCCACCGCAGAAAGCTGCACGCAGAAGAGGCTGGGCTTACAGAGGTCCCAGTTATTGTCCGCCACGAGCTGAACTCTCCGGAAGAGGTTGGCTTCGCTCTGATCGAAGACAATCGCCACCAGAGAAACAGGACGAATATACAGAAGGTGCGTGAAATCATGTACCTGACAGGGATGCTCCAGACCCAGAACAGAATCCGCAAGGCTACGGGGCTTCCTGTTTATGAGGCTGATGCCCATACGGACGAAGAACTTATGGAGCTTTCCGGGATGAGCCGGGAGAGCTACGAGCAGGTTGCCAGTCTCACCGAAAGCTATGCAGCCAGGTTTGGATCGTCAGCATCTCCCCAGGATGTGGCCTGTGATCACATCGGAGTCAGCAAAAAGACGTTCATGCAGGGACAGAATGCCCTAAAGACAGCAGAGGCCTGGCGGAGTGCTGGAAACGACAAAAAGGCCGACCAGATCGAAGAGGCTCTCCATAAGGGTATCTCAACTGGATATCAGGTCGCCAAGAAGATCGGTCAGCCCGGCAAGAGGAGTGAGAAGAAAGTAATCAAGGCTAAGGCCAGCATAGAGTCGGTCATTCTCACTCTTAAGAGTATGACGGCGGCACTTCACAAGGCTCGCGTCGCCATTCCAGAATCACTGCGTGATCAGCTCGACACCATCATCAATAAAATCAATAGCATGAGGGAAGAACTTGAAAAGTCCGAACTCGACAATACTTGAGGGCGACAGCCTGCAAGTACTCAAAGGCCTGCCTGATAACTCATTCCAGTGCTCCGTAAGCTCGCCTCCTTACTGGAATTTGCGCAACTATCAAGTCGATGGACAGATAGGGCTTGAGCCAACCGCACGCGAATTCATCCAGAATCTCGTATCTGTTTACTCAGAACTAAAGAGGGTTCTCCATCCGTCTGGTATTGCCTGGATTAACATAGGCGACAACTACGCCGGTGGAGGAAACAAGCGAGGCAAGGGTAGTCCGATATCCAGCAAACAGTCCAGTAATGCCGGATGCACTGGCCAGCTTGCGGATGTGCCAATAGTAGAAGATCTTCCACGGAAGAACATGAATGGAATGCCATGGAGATTTGCCTTTGCAATGCAGGATGACGGCTGGGTCCTCCGAGATGCGATAATTTGGCAGAAAAAGAATCCGATGCCTACGAGCCAAAAAGATAGATGTACGAACTGTTACGAGTACATCTTTCAGTTCACGAAGGGTCCAAAGTACTTCTTTGATATGGAGTCTGTGAGAGAGCCTGCCAGATATGGAGCTGGGGAGAACTTTCGGAGTTCGTCATATCTCAATGATAAGTCTCACAACAACAGCCAAGACCGGTCAGGATCGACCGAAGGAGGGATTCCGGGCAAGGGTGGAACGCGAGTGCCTAGGAACATCAGAAGCTGGGCAACCCAAGGCTATAAAGGTGCTCACTTTGCTTGTGTTGACGAGGAAACCCAGTGCTTGACCAAAGAAGGATGGAAGTCTCAAGATCAAATTAAGCCGGGTGATGTCGCCGCCCAGTACAACATGGAGAGCGGCCTCTTGTCCTGGGCTGAAGTTGAAGACGTAGCGAGATACGATGTTTCTGACCAAGACATGGTTTCTGCCGAATGCCGTGACTTGTCAATGCTTTTGACTCCTAACCACAGAACGATAATCTCCAGAAGAAGATCGAGAGGAAAAGGCCATCACCCTCCGACCATAATCGAAGCTGAGAATCTTAGTGATGGCCACAGAATACCAGTCTCTGCCGACTGGGATGATGGCGATCATGATCAAACCATGGGAGGGGTAGAGTGGGCAGAACTGATAGGATGGTACGTTGCGGAAGGGTACGAAAACAAGAAATCGTGGTCTGTGGATATATATCAAAGCAGATCAGCAAATCCGGAAAAGGTCGAGAGGATTCGGCATCTTCTGGATTACGTGGATGCCGAGTACGAAGAGACTCAATCTGAGAGGAAATACAAAAATCGCACATGCAGCATGTCTTCATTCAGAATAACTGGTCACGCGGCCATAAAAATAAGAAGCATGGTCCCAGGGAAAAGGCTTTCTTGGTCTTATATGGGGCTGTCAGCAGAAGAGATGAGGGCTCTTGTTGCTGGACTTATTGCTGGAGATGGACACATTCGGCCAGATGATGGCCGGGTGTGCTTTATCCAGAAGTCGGACCACTGTATCGACTTGGTTCAAGCAATGGCTGTTAGGCTGGGATATGCTGTAAAGATCACAAAATCCCCTTCAACATGGAGAATGTACCTGACTGAAAAAAGATACATTTCTCTTCGTGGTACGAATGGAAGTGGCAGGAATATATCAACAAAGAAATATTCCGGAGTTGTGTGGTGTCCAAAACTACCCCATGGAACCTGGGTTGCTAGGAGGAATGGACGAGCATTCATAACTGGGAATACTTTTCCAATTTCGCTCCCTCTATGGTGTATTACGGCCAGTGCTCCGAAAGCAGGCGTCTGTGCTAAATGCTTCACGCCATACAAGCGAGTAGTCGAAAGCATCCGCAGGGCGACCCGTCCGGGAGAAAACACCAAGATCAAGATGCCGGACGGATGGGACACAGGAGAGGGCGGGCACGGCAGTTTTCATCGGGAAGGCAGAGAGAAAGGCCAGTACCGTGACACAGCAGAGATTGGAAACAGAGATCCGCAACGTCACGTCACAGAAACAACCACCGTTGGGTGGGAACCTGGATGCACTTGCGATTGCGGAACTGATTTCCCAGCAATTCTGGATCCCTTCTCAGGGGTCGCCACTACAGGACTGGCCTGTTCGCGCCTCCGATGCCACTACGTGGGAATCGAACTTAATCCAGAGTATGCACAGATGTCGCGGGACAGAATCAAGGACGATCTGATCAAGGGATTCGATCCGAACCCACATGCCGTGAACCTTAATCTGGGAACTGGTATCGACTTATGTCAGGAAAACGTGTCACAATTTAATTACTAAACATTCACCTGCAAGAAAGGAGCGTGCGGTATGAGTCGTTTCTCCATTCGTCAGTTTCCTTCCACAAGCAGGGTCAGCACCTTTGTGACGGCTTGCCCTGAGACCCAGAACTACACTGGCCATATCGCCATTGGGGCCGATGGCGACTTCCGTGTAGTCTATTCCGGTTCAGAGCAATTGTCCGGAAATGACGCGATTAATCATGTGAAGAGCGTCCTCACGGAATCAATGCGAGACGATGGTTAAGATCAGGCACGAGGCCCACTTAGGCATTAATGACAGGGGCCAGCTCCATTACAGGAAATGGGCTGGCAACCTGCCCACAAAATCAGGTCGCGTTATTCTGTCCAACCGGGAAATAACTTCCGAGGGCAGCACGTTCACCGACTACGACGATACGGTCCATCAGATTCAGCCGGGCGACACTCTTCAGTTTGAAGACGGAACCTGGAAGCTGTTCCATAATTAAAGGGAGGCGGCAATGTTGCCATGCCCGTTCTGTGCGTCGGACAATTGCCATGTAATGGAGAAGCCGGGGCATCCTCGCCTGTGGGTGGAGTGCCTGGACTGTGGCTCTTCAGGCCCAGATGTTTTCTCTTGGGATGGGGCAGAGGAGTCCTGGAATATTCGCGGCTGTGATTGCATGTCGGAGCAGTTCGAAAACCACACGGAGATCGATGAGGTCACGCTTCGCCCGGAAATTAATTGTGGAGAGAGGCAACTTGGCCGCTGGACGATAGTTGCCCATCACGAGCGGAACGGCAGGAAATACAAGGCTTATGAGTTTCCTGCGGTGGATGATGATCTGATCGGGGATATCCTGAAAAGCCTATTCGCATCAGGAGCCAGATCGACAGACGCTACTCAGTAATCATATTCAGGAACACGCATGACTCAGAAAGTAATCTCTCTGTGTGATCGCACAGGGAACATGGTTAAGCCATGGGCAGAGGCTGGATACGAATGCATCTGTGTTGATATCCAGCATTCCATCCGAAGGACAAAAGTCAAAGGCAACATCACCTATCAGTGGGGCGACGTCCGGTCGTGGTGGCCTTTTCCGGATTGGGATATTGCCATGGTGTTTGCAGCGCCACTTTGCACGGACCTCTCGGTTTCAGGTGCTCAAGACTGGCCCAAGAAGGGCCTGACTCGCTTAATTGACGCCCTGACTATGGTTGAATGCTGTCGTCGCATCGGAGAGTTCAGCCGAGCACCATGGATGATCGAGAACCCGGTCGGAAGACTCTCGTCCTTGTGGAGCAAGCCGGACTACACGTTCCAGCCATGGAACTACGGAGATATGTATCAGAAGAAGACCTGCCTCTGGACGAACGAGAAGTTTGTGATGCCAGAGTTTCAGATCACAGAAAAACCAGAGGAAGTCACTCAGGATATCTGGACTATGTCCCCATCTGCTAACCGGGCCGATCTTCGGTCGGTCACTCCGATGGGATTCTCAAAAGCAGTATTCGAGGCCAATCATCGTATTAAGGCCTCGTGAAGTATTGGCCCCCCAATAATCGCACAAGGAAACCAAAAATGCTTGAAGCCGTCACTAAAGAAATCACCAATGAGGTTATGCGTAAAAGGCTAGAGTTCACCAGGAAAGTCATTGAGTTTGCAAGACAGCATTGTCATATTCTGCACCCACATGACTTTTACGGGGTTTATGGATTCGGTACTAAGAGTGCCGACCTTGAAAAATACAAGTTCTTGGAAATCGGATCGTTTGTTCCAGTCTTGGCCGAAAAGGAAACGCGAGCCATTGTCTCGAAGATGCGAGAGCAGCTTAAACAGAAGGACAGCGAATGAGCCTTGCCGTGATCATCGTGAGCGCGATTGCCGGACTCGCCATGACCGGCGGTCTGCGGCTGTTTGTGTGTGAGCTTGGGTATCACAAATGGAAGCGTTTCAAGTACGGAAAAGAATGTTGCGTGTGCGCCAGGCGGAAATGGGACGAAATGGGAGAGATTTATGAATAAATGGCACTGGGCACGACACGGGCGCGAGTGGCGACTGGAAGATCAGGACGGAAAGACCATCCTCAGATCAACCGGGCATGAAGTTCACATGGAGTGCTATTCGTGTCAGGAAGAAGTTCGGGGTGGACATCCAGAGACCTGGCTCTTAAATAGTGATGGAGACTTGGACCCTGAGTCGTCTGACGCCAAGCTGTTAGCACTGGCTCCAGAGATGCTTGCTCATCTGGAACTCTTGCTGTGCAGTGAAGCCGACGATGACGACCTACGCAATTCAATCCGTCGCATCACGGAGCGTGCCCATGGAAGGGCTACTTGACACAATCGCCCGAAGGCTCGGACTGGACGACTGGGGCAAGACTGTCCGGTATGTCAACAGCACTGGGCACAAGGACGACGATCTCTATGACGCTGGCGAAATACTCAAGGACCTTCGGGTCGTAATCAACGAACTCGATAAGCACTCACAAGACATAATGGATTGGTAACCACATGGATGTCATTAGAGAGAGCGAAGGAAAGCTCTTGTGTCCCACCTGCTCAAGCGATCAGGTACATCTTGGATTTGTCCAGGGAGAACAGCAGAAGTTCTCAACCAGAATCACAGGCAATCGGGTCGTGACGCTCCCAATCCGGCTCCACGACAAGGATGGGTCCACCGTAGAGCTTAAGATGTGGTGCGAGAACGAGCATGAGTTCTCCTACTTTCTGGAGTGGGAGCAAGGCTCTGTTTATGTCGAGTGCAGCCAGGGTCGCCTCAGCAAAGAGAAGCCCGCACCGGAAATGTGGATCAGGCAGTAATCAATTATCAGAATATTCATGTTTTTCTTAGCTGGGCGCTGGACTTATTCAAATTCAGTGGAATAATCATCGCACAAGAGGCGCATGTCGCACCTCAACCCATCATCACAAGCAGGGATTATCAGAATGACGATCACGTACTCTACGGAACAGGTTACACCAGAAATGGCCGCACGGTGGCTATCCGTCAACACAGGAAACCGCCCAGTATCGAAAGGGTCCGTGGCCAGGTTTGCCGCAGACATTAAAAACGATCGCTGGATGGAAACCGCCGACCCAATTAAGCTGGCTGAGGGGGAATCCCGTCTTGTTGATGGGCAGCATCGATGCCTTGCGATCGTAAGTGCCAAGAAGGCAATTACAACTGCTGTCGCTCGCGGAGTGTCTCCTGACACGTTCGTTGTTCAGGACTGCGGCAAGAAGCGAACCCCCGGAGACACGTTTCACGTTGCTGGGTTTGTAGACACGAACATACTTTCGTCTGCTGTACGAAAAGCCCTCATGCTTATGAGCGGCCTCGCCCCGAGACACAGCCACAGAAACATAATCTCGACCCATGAGCTTCTGGACTATATGGAAGAAAACAAGGATGCGTTCGAAGCCGCCATGCGAACCAAGCATCGCATGGTTGGGATTATGCCTGCCAGCCTTTGTGTGGCCATGCGGTTTGTTCTCGGTATAATCGACGACGAGCGGGCCAGTATTTTCTTCGACACTCTGTCGACCGGCATTGGTCTTCAGGAAGGAAATTCTGTTTACACGCTTCGTGAGCGACTCCGGAAAATCATGTCCGAGCGAGGCACCCGTAAGCACGGAGACGAAACCTTGATTGCGCATATCACCATCAAGGCGTGGAACCACTTCGTTGCCGGGAATCGGTGTATGGTGCTGGGCGTTCGCCAGACAGAGCCGTTCCCGAGTCTTCTCGACCAGATTCCAGAGGAATTTCATCGCGTTGTATAGCAGTTGGTTTCGGTTCCGTGATGGTGCCTTCTGAGTGGCACAGCTCACTGGCACAATCTAAAACCGACGACATCCGGGAGAGACCGGTCGGTGAGTGCAGAGTGCCGGGTCCGTAGACGCCAAACCTGCACATGCCTGATAACCTCCTACAGGCCCCGTCCCGTGGCGGGATATCCACGGGACTTTTCGACACACAAAGGGATAATCATGCCAGGAATCAGCGAGCTATGGACGATTGGGAAAGCCGCACGAGAGCTTAAAACGTCCTACGGAAGGATCGAGGCCCACGTCAAGTCTGGAAGGATTCCTCATGTTGTATTGGGATCTGGACAGGTACTGGTGACGCTTCAGGGCGTGCAGGACTACCTGGACAATCCAGTTTCTCGGGGAAGAAAAACTCAAACACAAGGATAGCGCCAGCCTTGGCGCTGATCAGAGAGGAGAAATAAATGGCGTCAAACTACCCGTACAGTTCTAAGACTTATTATTTCGAAGAAGGATACATGTCCAATCCGTCCTATTGGACTGGGGACTGGGCCGTGGGCGATACAGGCGGGAACCAGGCCGAGTCTACTCCGCCACCCTATGCGAGTGTGCCCACAAGCCCCAAAGAACGGCCTGTTGTTCTGCCTCCAATGATCCGGGACAGGCTGATCTCGGGCGAAACTCCCAACCTTCTGTCACTCCCGACATCCCTGTGTACGGGTTGGAAAAAGGGCGATTTCGTCTTTCTCTGTGAGCCCATGATCTTCATTGATGATGAACTCTGTTATGCCTCAGACAAAAGCATAGTTCCGGAACACGACATCCTTCGAGGTGAATCCGCATGGGTTGGTGCTGGCGTGATGAACAGGAAGTCAGCCCGATACTGGTTCAGAACAGAGTCGGCAGAGGATTGCGAGTTAAGTTCAATGTCCGAGACTCAGTTCCGTGAACAAGGCTTCGCAGACAGGCAGGAGTTCGTTAAGTTCTTCATGGATCTGCGAGAGCTTAATCTCAGGTCGTATTCCAGAATCAAGACATTCGAACTCGTTCCGTGTGAAAAGCCAGAGGTGTCCACATGCTAATGGGCTTGGGAACGGGACGCTGTGGGACCAAGAGCCTGGCTGTTCAGCTCGGCGGACTACATGAGCCAAAGCCTTGGCTTAAAGAAGAGCCTGTCCAATACAAGTGCGACAGGAATATGGACGTTCGAGATTCCCTACTGGAAAACCTGAAGGCAAGGTCCGAGTTACCAGTTCCAATCATCGTTGATCTGAAGCACAGCTATGTGATCGACCTTATCTGTGAAGTTGATCCGGAAGCAGAGTTTATCTGGATGCTCAGAGACCCTGTTGATTGTATCTCTTCGCTGTTGAATGGCGGGGCATGGACTAAAACAGACTGGCATGGAGCCAGAAAGTGGAGGCCGTTCGGAGGATGGAAAGATGACGTGCCACGAGAGATGCGAGTCGTTCGCTATTGGATTGAGATAAACAAGATGATTGAGAAGTCTCTCATGGAAGCTGGTAAGGGTATCGAGATTTACCCGACTGAGTCACTCACAGCCAAAGAGAACGTGTACTCCAAAAGAGACCGTATCGGGGGCGATCTGCTGAAGATTGTTCACGAAATGTGCGGCCCACTCTACAAGCAATGGATCAGAGACTACGTATGAGAAAGCCAAAAGACGAGCGGCCCATAAGTGAAACTGCCCAGGGAGTCATGGTGCATCTGGGAGAGCATGGGCCAACTCCGCTTAGCGTGCTGTGTAGCACATTCAATGTGGCGACCGGCAAAATGGTAATACTGTTGGACGAAGAGCTTAATCTCTGTAAGAGGGGCAGGGTTATTACAGAGGGGACGACCGAATCCGTTTACGCCCTGCAAAAGGCCCCGCCCAATCCATTCAGATGAACAAGAATCAGTACAACAACTTCCTTACTGTTGTGGCCAGGCCGCTTCTAGCTGTCGGCTTAGTAGTCCTGATGGCGTCGTACTGGAATGAACCAACCCCGATACACTGGGGTATGCTGCTTCTGGCCGTCAGCTTAATCGCAACTGTCTTGTTTACGGGGTGTCTGAATGAAGATTGAAAGGGAGCTTAAGCTTCACGAAATACGATCAATGCTGGAAACGTACATCTACGCCGAGCTGTACCAGTATTTCGATCACGGAATGGACCTCGAACAGTGTGCCGCAGAGGGTGCGGACATTCCAGAACTCACTGATGACAATATCTACTCAGAGATTAAAGAACGGATCGAATACACACTTGACGAGTTCTTCGACGAAGGGTGGCCCAATGGGGGAATTCCGCACGGACTATCCAGGCAAGTGATCGACTGGGTCGACAAAGCAATGAAACTGTATATCAGGAACTCTAAATAATCAGGACCGCACATGCCCAACTACTGTACCGTCCCAAGCCACGAGAGGTTCCGTGGTGTATCCAACGCAATCGGCACATGCTTGGCTTGCGAGCTGGAGAAAACGTCCAGACTCTTGAAGCTTCATCAGGAGCTTCTCCGCAGAACGCATCTCTGCTGCGAAGATCTCCATCACGAGAAGAGTGAGTATCACACCGGACTCGACTGCCCCGTAATAAAGAAGTTCGAGGAGATTGTCCCGTGAGCAGTAAAGAGTTAATGGTCGTGTGTTGTCACAGCAATCAATCAGACATATGTAAATGTCATGTTTGTGACAGTCCATACACGGTGTCATGCAATCCAATAATCAATCATTTCGGGCAGAGACTCAAGATTTCTGTCTGTGAGGCGTGTATTAGGGCTGCAGTGGCCAATATAGACTCCCTTAAAGAAGGCAAATGGGAGACTGTCCCGTGAGCATGAACGAGAAAGCACTTAGGGAGCGAGAGACAGAACACTTTCTCTGTCTAGGGCTCACCATTGGAATGGCGATTGGAGGGTTGCTGGGAGCATGGGCAGCAACCAGCATCACAAATCACCGCTGGGAGAAAATGCTCTCAACAAATGTTCCGGAAGACGAAGCAGGGGGCGAAATCACTCATGAACGCCTCAATCACTTTGGCACCATGAGGGTGAAGTGACTTTCGGACAGCAGACTTGAGCAATTTGTCGATTTTGTCCTGATTTCCCTTCAATTCGTCGTAATTATGGCTCAAAACGACTGTTTTTACCCCTAATTGAGCCACATCTGATACTGTTTCTTCCAGATCGAAGGTCTCTACGAGTGCTTTTTCTATGTCTGATACCTCGTAAACCACTGTTACAGACACAGTTACAGTCCTGCCATCGTCCGTGGTCAATACCTGAGGCGACAGATCAAGCGTCTGTCTCTTGATGGGATATCGAACTGGCTCCGACCAGATGGGCCAGTAGATATGCATTCCGGGCTCCAGAACCTTAGTTTTTCCTCTCTTGAAGAGTACACAGCCCAGATTGAACTGAACATGCAGCAATCTGGGCAAAACAAGGCCCATATTGTGGATAATGCTGGAAATCCAGCCAAATGCACCTTCCATAGTGATCTCCTTTCAGGAGCCAGAATATCAGGCCCAAGAGTAACGAGAATCACAGATAATGTCCCTGCCTGTATCTGGGAAGGACTCACATTACGAACGACCGAATTCAGCAGGCGGCGAAAAAAGATATCCCTAAGTAGCTCGGCGTAGTTTCGCCGCTCTGCTGCAATGCCTTGTTGGGTTGCCTTCCTGGTTTACATGGCTACTTCCTATGAAGATATTTAAGCACTTTCTTGGCCGCTTTTTGAACTTCTGTGGGATCGTCGCAGACAATTCCGCCATGGCCATCTTCGTGACAGGGTGCCTGGGCTTCTGCCTGGTAGTATTTCTTTATGGCATGCCGGAATGCCCTGCATGCCAAAGTGCCCATTCTTTCGCTGATTCGATCGATAGCGGCGTCAGATGGTCCGAGTCCGATAGGATTGTGGCTTCTAATAATGGCCTGGAAGGTCGCCCGCAGGGGATCGGCGAGTTCATTGAATTCGTTGCGCCTGTCACGAACGACCGAGAATTTATGGTCGATAAAGGCCCCAGCCAAAGCGCCCACAACAAGCGAGCCAGCACTGGTCGCAATCAAGTGCAGGATAGTGATTGTCACTACTGGTGCCGCCTCGCGATTTTATGTTTATGTTCAGCTTATATTAGCACTGTTGTCAGAACAGAGCTGCGGTTTCGAAGAGAGCGGATGCATATGCCAGGACTGTCCATGTCGCCGCAACCTAACAACCAAGCTAACGGGGCGGCGACTGGCGATTCGGAAGAACAGAAACAGCCTTAATCCGCCGCTCGCGTTGGGCGGTTTGTTGGTGAGGACTCGCATGACAATAGAATTTGACACGGTGACGCGCAGCCACTGCCAGCTCGTTCACTGCCACTGTGGCGGGTGCGGATTTCCAATCGGCATGGACGGCTCATGTGGTTGTGTAGAATTAAACCACCCCATCGGCCAAATTCAGACAAGCAACCTGAGCATGGCCCGGCTGGCGTCCAACTATGCCATGATGAGGCTGGCTGATTACGGACATATGGACTCTGTAAGTGCTGTCAGGGCAATTCTGGACGGCGAACCTTTCATGACTGGAGTTGCTAGAGGACGAGAAGGTTTATTTCTTTGAGCCTTTGGAAAAGGAAATATCTATTGAGGATATGCAGAAGATTGTGGACGCAAACGAGAAATTAGTTAAGGAGTTGAAAGATGGAGATAAATAAAATTTACAACGAAAATTGTCTTGATACGATGGCAAAAATGCCTGATTGCTTTGTGGATTTAACGGTTACTTCACCGCCTTATGATAATTTGAGAGATTACAAAGGGTTTGATTTTGATTGGAAAACTATAATAAAAGAACTTTATAGGGTAACAAAAGAGGGTGGTGTAGTAGTTTGGGTTGTTGGTGATGCAACAATTAAAGGAAGTGAAACGGGAACATCTTTTAAGCAAGCATTACACGCTATTGATTGTGGTTTTCGTTTGCACGATACAATGATTTACTCAAAAGCAAGTCAGCCAAGACAAAACGGGCATAGGTATGAACAGCAATTTGAATATATGTTTGTGTTTAGTAAAGGGAAAGTTAAAATAAAAAACATTATAAAAGAACCATCTAAAAATGCAGGAAAGGTTGTCAAAAGGACTTGTAGAGATAGTGGAAAAGATGAACTAAAAAGTAGTAAAAATATTGTTTCAGACTTAAAAACAAAAGGGAATGTGTGGTTTTACGGAACTAAAAAAAACGACACAAAACACCCTGCTGTATTTCCTAAACAATTAGCAAACGACCATATCATAAGTTGGAGCAATGAAAACGATTTAATCTACGACCCATTTTTGGGAAGTGGAACAACGGCTAAAATGGCGTTACTAAACAATCGAAAATTTGTCGGGAGTGAAATATCAAAAGAGTATTGCGAAATTGCAGAGAAGCGAATCAATGAAAATCTATAAAATCACAGACGCAAGCGATTATCTTGGAGTGTCTATAAACACCCTCAAGACGCTTGCCAACAACGGAAAGATAAAATCTTTCAAGACTACTGGTGAGCATAGGCGTTTTCGTCAGGAAGATTTAGACGCTTATATGGGAGTCGAGAAAGAGAAGAAAGAAAAGCTGACTGTGATTTATGCCCGTTGCTCTACTGCTCGAGAGACCAGCTCTTCCATTTCCATGACTGACTGGGTTTGGGCACCTCTGTCAGCGTTCTGATTTCGCTCGGGTCCCATATATGGGATGCATCAAACCCTTCGTATTCGTAGTCGTACCATGTGGATTGCGCCGCCCAAAGTCTGATATTCAGCTTTTTGCGGCGCTCTTCCATTTGCTCGGCGTAGAATTCATCAGCGATATCTTCCAGTAGTTCAGTCCACGCCGGGGACTCTCTCATTGCCTCATTCTGGGGGAGCGTCTGCCATACATCCCGGCCCAGCCGGTACTGAGGGTAAGCTCCGAGGCGAGTACTCTGGTAATCGTGCCATCTGACCCGGAAGAATGACAGAATCCGGAGTCTCCTGGCCTCCAGCTCGCAGCATTTCAGGAGCACGTCAGGATTCAGCCTGTGCTTACGGGGAATCCTGCGGAACCACGAGATGGACAACTCGCGATACAGGACCATCGAAGAAACATCTCGTTCGTCGACAGCGATATGCAGCTCGCGGCGTCTCTCTGGAACTGGACGGAACGGTTGCTCGTAGAAAGTCTCAACCGTCATCCACATTGTGAGGCAATAGACAAGCATCCAGATATTATATGCGACACCGGCCAGTCCGAGCGCTAATTCTGGATAGTTTTGTCCATCACTCCGAACGCATCCCTGATCATCTCGATCGTAATATCGTCATTCGAGAGCTTGGCGTTCGCGTAAGCAAACTGAATCGCTTCCTCCAGAGCCTCTTCTGGGGTAATGCCCCTCATCTCTGCCAATTGCTTAAACAGCTCACTCATCAGGGGCCTCCACGGCAGAGAGATCAGAGAGCATTCCCATCTGCCTGCCCTTGCTGTTAATGAGGGCCGTGTCGGCGCTTGTGAGCTGCACCATGCTGTCGTCAACGACCTCAACAGAGATGAGGTGAGTGTTGAGGGTGTAGGGATTTCCCATTACGACATCAGCGCCAGCCTTGGCACCCTTAAGGATGTGCATCAGCTCAAATACTTTCATTTATTGTCCTGTTTGTTTTCACTGGCAGTTATGCGGTACTGAGCAATCATCATCTGCACATTAGCCATAGCTAATTCGTGGCCAGTTGTCGTCTCGTGCCTTGATTGCAGAAAACCGGCAAACAGACACGCACCTCCGATCGAGGTCGTGACGTACCCAGGATCGAAGAATACCCCGACATGAGTGAGGACTGCCCCGATAAGAAACAGCATCGTGCTCTTGTTCATGCCATATCCTTTTCATGGAGTCGGTCAAACAACTCTTGTCCGCGAGCCTTGATTTTAGCGATCACAGCATCAGTCCACTCTGGCCATGTCTCAGGCCGGGCGTTCCATCTATTGATAGCGGCTTCCCTGGATTCCCATTTCCCCTGCAGCGCGCAACCGCATTCGCATTGTATCAGGCACGCCGACATCACGGCAGGAACGTAGTATTCACTGTCTGCGTCGAGAACCTCAACCTGGTCATTGCCGCAGAACGGGCACGGGAGCATTTCATTCATCTTCTTCATCCTGATTAACCATCGCAGCGCGAGCGTCACGGACGCTGTTCAGTTGCTGCATACTCTCTCTCATCTGTTCCAGAAGATGCACCTGAGAGACCAGCGCACCAATGTGCTGCTGACGGGATTTGATCTCAAGTTCGATGTCGGCCAGTGTCGTTTCGCTCATCTCATCTCTCCTTGAAAAGTGGTCATGTAACAACATTTTCGCACGGTAACACAGCGCATGTTATCGTGCGAAAATAGTGTTACGTTCTATGAGTCCCCTCGACGTCTCTCTTTTCTCGGTCGTCAGTCCGCTTTCTCAGGGCGTCAACAGCCATGGCGAGATAACCCAGTGCGGCGGAGTTGTCGTCACACTTGAACTTGCTCGACTGGTAGTGCTTAATCCGATCAGCAACAGCCAGAATCACATCCTCGACGAAAGCTCCGTTCGGTTCCTTCCGGTCATTCCCGCGACCCAGAGGCCCATTCTGCCAGCTGATCGTAAATCCTCGACCACTGACACACCCTCCATTCGGATTTCCATCTTCGTCTGTCCAGTTCTCAGAAAAGAATCCCTGGGCTGCCATTGTTATTCTCCTGTGGTTTGAGGCTCGGACTTATTCATCGAACAGAACGGTTCCAATGATCTTATCTGGACTAAGTTCTCCACACTCTGAATGGGCGTGCGGAGCGATTATTGCGAAGGGGCTTTTGCTCTTATGGAATTCATCCAGCGTCATCCAGTCGTGACCCTTCAGGGGCGAATACCACTTGGCCGCGTGATCACAGACCTCAGGCTCTCCGTGATACAGAACACAAGTTCCATAGAAGTAATCTGGATTCTTTGAGTGAGTCCGGAAAACCAGAACGTCTGAGCATAGCCCTCTCCGCATGATCAGAACTGGGCGAGAGTCTCCATAGAGGTACGAGAACCCCTCGAAGAATGTCCTTATCGTAACTGGCGGAATTTCCGTGCTCCAAGGCATTATGTCAGCTCCTCATATGAATGGGGGATTCCACCGACAAGAGCGACAGCGAGTTCGTCAACCATAGACTCCAGTCTCTGGGACTCCTCTCTTGTTCTGAGGCAGATGCCGCCACTGTGGCTCGCGGCTATATATAGCATCTCCAAAGCTTCCTTCTGGAAATGGATGTTATCTCTGTGCAGCCATCTCTCGTCAGCCCTGGAGTAAGTCCAGTCATCGCACACTGGATGCGTCATCAAACTCTCCCGTCTTAAGTTTGAGTTCGTCCTGCAGGCTGTCTATTTCGCGAGAAGCTCTTCGGGCCGCTTCGGCAATCATATCCGGATATGGCAGCGATTCATCACAAAACTCAACAAGCCACAGATGAGCAACCCTTGCCGCTTCCGGATAGTCAAGAGGCCTTGCCATTCTCACCTCCCATATTTCTGAGCACATCGAGAACAAACACAGATCTGGTCGCCCGGAGTCATATCTCCAGAGTGAGGCAGCTCGACGATATAGACCTTGGAAGCAAACTGGCCGCACTCGTCACAGGCGAGCCGATGCTCAATCTGAACAAAAAGAGTCTCAGGCTCACCCCGTGGATACCTGGCCATTTACAATCTACTCCTTATGCTATGCAGTGTAGACCGAGAACAGACAGGGTCAAGAATCTGGAAGCCTGCCTTTGATTAATTCCTCGTACTGGGACTCCGGAACCTGATTATTCTTCAGGATCGCGACCAGCGACTTAATGCGCTCGCTGTCTTCGCGATACGCCTTCCGTGCCTTGATAAGTCTCCGCTCCATAGCAGACGGGGCATCTTCCTCATATTCCTCCAGCACCTTAGCAGCCCGCGAGGCAGAGATATCCGCCGCAGCATGTAGCCTCTCGACCAGGACATCATCATCCGAGGTCGCCATAGCCCGTCCCACAGAGACGCACATCATGACGTGCCGAGGGGAATACCCCAGGGCAGCCGCCAATCGATCCTTAGTCTGGCCCCCTCCGAACTTCCATAGTTCATTCAGCCGATAAGCTTCCAGACACGTCTCGCTCCCGGACATCGACCCCCGGTTCACGCAGACACAATCAAACTTGCCGCATCCGCGACAGCCCACATTAACGCTCATATCAGCTCTCCTTTTTCCCGACGTCAGGAAGATGGCCTATTTGTTGCCCTCAACAAAATGGTCCGCCCTTAACTACTCCCCCGCCGTCATTCCCACGTGCGAGACCATCACACAACAGATGCAGCGAAGTGTATCAGGCGATTACCACGGGTGCAACCACGGGGTTCAGATCGAGGAAAACCCGGTCAGGATCAGGGCAGCGAAGCTCTCTTTCCGGGTGTAGAGAACACTCAGTATGAGCATGTGCGACACGTGCATAGAGGTGGTGCATCAAAGTGCTCCATGAACCGGATTGAGGGAAAAATGAGGACTGATGTCTGAGGCATCAATACCTGCCTGGCGGGCATGAGAGCGCACTATTGTTCACCCCCGCCTATGTCAATCTGCGCCTATGTTAAGGTCACCTACAGGCACATGCTGAGTGTTCACACAGAGATCGTCTGCGAAGTCTACGCGGCGTCACGTACCGTTCACGCGATACGTTGACGTGATGGCAGATTCACGCAGGGTAGCTGCTGGCATGAGCGTGTGGTCGGATCTATCTCGTCTTCATCTTCGTCTTCGTCTTCGTCTTCGTCTTCTAGTTCTTCGCTCGCGGCCTCTGCGTTCATCTCCTGCGTCTGCCGAGTCTGGCCAGCGTATCGGTCAACTCGGCAATGACGGCCCACGTGGAGCATCTGAGCGACTAACAGCAAGCGCTGGCGGTATTTCGGATAAACTTAGATAATTAGTACAGATTAGACCCTTGACCGATAATCGATTCCGGAATCCATCAAAGAACAATCCAAACGACCACAACGAAATTTAGCCATATCATGACAGATTCAGGGATCTGTACGTGTTTATATAAACTAAGTGTCCTATAAAATTTGAAGTTTATTCTCGTTTATTCGCGTCCAGATTATCGGCTGAATTCACGATCCTGGATTTCCCTATCTTTGTACCGAATACTTGGATCCTTCGATTCTCAATTCTCACAACACAAGGAGACCAACTATGACCCAGCGACAGAAGCTAATGGTAGCGATTCGCGATTACTCTCAAGCTAGCGTCGATGTCGCGTCGATTATTGGCGACGACGAAGCAGAGATGCTCGAACTTTACGCTGATCACCTCGACGACTAACGCAGACGCCGCGCGGCGGCCTACCGATCGTCGCGCGGAATCGGCTACCCCGGATTGTTGAACGGCATTCACGCCTGACAATCGGGAGGCCTTACAACCTGACTCGCTCAACGATATCGACTACCGGCAATTACATAGTTGCCGGTTGCCGGTATCGTGGGGTTTCGATGCCCGCCCTGGCGACTACCTTATCAACCGGGCATCACATCAGGAGATTTTGAGATGAGTTTGCGAAACCTAGTTGAACGCGACGAGGCGAACGGCGACATTCAGTATTCGGGTCGCCAGGTGTCGTATCGGAATCGGGACGATAAGGCCGATTTCGCAATTCGACGATTAGATCTTGGCGCGGGGAAAACGACCCCGTCCGTTGAGTCAGTTTGCGAATCAATCGCAACTGGCCAGATCTCTGAGGTTACTCTGTCTGCAGCACTCGCGGACGCATCAGGCGCAGTCTCAGACCGGTTGACGTCTTCGCAGACGGTTACCGGCAAGCGCAACCTGTCCCGCCTGGGTCATTCCCTCGCGGAGGAATTGGGCGTGACGATTGAGGCGGAGGTGCCTGAACCTCCCCGCAATCCGACACCCGAACCCCGCCAGGCCACCAACGGCGACATCACGCCGGAAATGATCAGTCAGGCTACCAAACCGGAATTGCTCAAAGCGCTCCGCGAGCGCGGAATCCCGGTTGACGGTAAATCTAAGGTGGACGATGTCCGCGCCCTGGCAACCTCCGAACTGGTGACAGTCTGAACCAGTTCAGCGGGCGCGAGGGTTTTCCCGCGCTAGCGTCCCGAATCCCGCCAGGGTAACACCTGGCGGGGTTTTCTCATGCGCCAAGGCGATTGGCGTACGGGAAAACCTACCTCAAACCCAGGAGACAAAACCATGCAACGTATGCCGAAAGACCGGCGCAGACAGTCTACAAAACAGGGAGGCCGCAAACCCGATGCGGGCATTGTCCCCGCAATTGCGGTCAAGATTGAGGCGGACGGAAACGGTAAACATGTCCGCCGGTATCGCGAGGGATCCCGCGTCCTAACATCAACCGGAATTATCCCGCCAGCCGTTGGGCGCAGATTGTTGTTGGAGGCTGGATCTGGCGATTCTGACGCCAGCCTAACGGCGCGGGAAGACGCGCAGACATCAAACCGCAATGAACTGCGCGTTGAGGTGAACGGACATCGGCGCAGAACTGCGATTGCGATTCAACGCAAACTATCGGATATGGGGATCCCGCATTCAATCACCAGTCATCCAGACGATTGCCGCGCGGATTGTTTCGGTTGGGTTGTTCGGGGATCCGATAATGCCCGCCAGGCTTTTCTATTCTGGTGTCAACGTTCGCGGAAAACTCGCGGGCAATTCCAGGCCGATACCGAGCTTGCGACACCACATGGAACCGGCACGGACGGACATCAAACCCCAGTTGGCAAGATGCAAGCGCGGGATCCCAACCGGCCGCGAGTGACTACGGACGGAAATGCCATCGCGGCAAATGCCCGCCAGGCCGCAAGATCTCAAACAATGCGGATTGAGGCTGAACGCAGAGCGAACAACCGGCGCAAAGCGGACGGATTGCGCGAGGCGGAGAAAACCGCGAGGCGCGAGGCGAAGCGTACGGAAATCACAATCCAGGCTATCCGCAACGGAGGTTTGCCGGATTGCTTGATCTTCCAGGGATGATACTCGCGACAATTCAACACGTCCTGCCCGCGCTGGCATGTGATCAGCGCGGGCATTTTTCGTATCGGGACACAATGCCCAACCGGCAACCTGGACAGCGTACGCAATCCACCTGGACAACACGCAACCGGCAACAATCCACACTCGCGACCTGGATCCCGTTCGTTCATGTGAACGGCACAATTACTGAACGCGCGATCGTTCGTATCAACAATGGACCTGAACATACGTCAGGTTGTGGACACGCGGAGAGCGCCGGCTCCGGCGCAGATAAGATAGATCCAGATTCCTATGAGATAACCCCTCATGGGAACGAAACCCCCTCATGGGAACCAGGTCATGAATCTCACCGCAGTTCAGTACGAATCAATCTGTGCTCTGATCGCGTGTCGTGGGAAAGAATCTGCCATCAAACAGGTATCACACTTCCTGGATGGAGAAGATCTGGATGCGGCTAAGGCCTTTATCGACAAGGCTGATGTCGATGAAGATACCAGGCATATCAAATAGTCCCTCATGGGAACGAAACCATGCTTACAGCAGAACAGATCAGCTTGATCATCGACTCTGAGGCAGACAGGATTAATCCTGTCCATCACCCTGAGTGTGAATGCTATGAATGCGTCTGCGAGTACGAATCTATGGCGCAGTTTGAAGAGAACAACTAGACCCCTCGTGGGAACCGATGCTCCCGGTGCGACCGACGATATGACTCATGGGAACCAGGCGATGGGTTCCCTTCCTGTTCCCTCATGGGAACGTAATTTTCAGGAGACGTAGCGATGTTTCGCAAGATTCTGACTCTCGGCTTAGGGGCAGCGTGGTCCTTCCTTCAGGCTAATCAGGACAATCTGTCCTCCTTCGCCAAAGGTTACACGGCTGCAATGCTTCGCGTGGCATGTGGCCAAGTCACAGTGAAAGATGCACAGGAAGCGGTCAATGACCGGTACACGTGGATCACAGTAGTGATGAATGGGGAAATGGTCGCGTTCCTGCCTGTCCCTCATGGGACTCCGGCGGAAGATGCCGTGCAGTTCGCTTGGGAGAATACCCAGCATGGGAACCGATGGTATTGGGACACCAGGCCAGGCGTAAAGGTTGCTCCGACTCACGTGGGGACAATCCGATCGACAATGGTCGGGGACTCATTCATCTATGACGGAAAACGGTATCTCGTCGCCCCTGCAAGCTTCCCGTGTGTCGATAGCATTCCACTGGTCGGGATGACTCCGGAATTGCTGGGTGCAGACTCCAGCGGGTCGCTCGTTCGCGATCGTAATGGTGTCGAATGCTTCGCCTGTCTGGGTGAAGACTAGAAGCACGAGGTGTGACCGAAAATCATGTTTGTGGGAACAGAGTGCCGGTCGTCCCTGTCATTGAGGGAACGCAAACGCAATGTTCGCAGGTCAATAACAGACCGCATTGCTGCGACCGGCACGGATCCGCAGGTTTGCCGGACCCCTGCGGTGTCAGCTTGATACTCTCATTTGAGAGGGATCCAATTCCGGCTCATTTTAACCCTCATGGGAACGGAGGCGATGCCGTTCCCCTTAATCCCTCATGGGAACCAGGCGATGGTTCCCCAATCAGGAGACGATGCAGTATGAGAATCGACGGTATTGCCATAGGGCGCGAATCGGCTGACAAGATCAGCTTGCATCTGGATCGAGTCCACCAAATAGGTGAGGAACTCTCTGTCGAGGAATTCATCGAAGCGATTCGTGGGAACCTGAGTGTTGAACTTCTGGTTTCAGGGGAACGAGTATTCGTCAATTGTGCAGACACTCCGTGCATGACAACGAATGCCGACCTGAATCGGGAATTCGGGGACAGAAACCTCTTCTTTGCCGTGCTGCAGGAATCCCCGAGATCGTATCTCTTCTGTGACGATCCAGAGGATGGGATGCACTGTCACTTGATTTTCCCGGATTACGATGCGGCGGCTGAGGCGGCGGCTGGATTGTTGAATCCGATCATCTACTAGCGCCTCGCGAGAACCCGATCAATCCCTGGCTGACGACACAGTTGGAAGATCGGTGGCGTCGGGAAACCATCGGACAAGAACCTAAAGCAGTCCCTCGCCTGACTCCCGCTGACTGAACCGAGACGAAGATTGTTACCGACGTATGACATAACCCCTCATAGGAACAGGATCCAATCCCTTTCCCCCCGGCTCTCACCAGATGGCACTGTGAGCCTAACACTGCCGATGATAAAGCGGCCTGGTGGGAGAGTGATCTGGATTCCTGTTCCCTTTCTTTAACCCCTCATGGGAACCTGGCGATGGGTTCCTTCCCTTCATGAGAACCAGGAGACGATGCGATGACTGAGACCAAAACCCGTGAATGGGCACTCGGTGATGAAATCTGCGACATGCACTACGGGTTGCCAGATCACACCTGGGATCGCGGGTCGCAAATTCCGATCACAACGCGGAATCACGTTCGTTTGCAGTACCTGAACGACGCGCACGATCTGGTCGAAAAAGCTTTGGAGTCTTCTGGGTCACTGTCTTGTTTTTACACAAACAAGATGGCCGTTGTCGTCGGTGTTCCAGTTTCGGATGCTTGGTACAAAGTGGCGTACTCTTATGACTGCCACACGTTCGGGATGTTTGAGTTTCAGCCCATTCCCGTTCAGGAGCCTGAGCCGGAACCCGAGAAGCCCAGGAAGACGATCTTTACCACTGCCGAGATCGCCAAGCTTCTCAAGGTTGCGCCTCGAACCGTGTCAAAATGGGAAGAGTATGTATATCGATGCACGATTGAAGAACTGGAAGACAACGCATAATCCCCTCATGGGTCGGGATTCCCCTGTCTGACATAGTCCCTGCGGTCATCACCCGCAATGCTGCCCTACGAAGCCTGCAATCGCTTTCTGTCTCTGCTCGCATCCGAGACAGGGCTACGCTGTGCATACCGGGCCGTGCATAAAGATGGCAACGCATACTATTCAGACAGGGAGATCTCGACCCATGAACTAAGACCCTCATAGGAACCCGAGCGATGCACGATTATGAGATATCAGTGCCGACAGACTCCACAGAATCAGAGTGGATGGTTTCTCAGGTCACACACGCCAGAAGCCTCCATGATGCATCAGTCTATATGGCCCGGTATCTAACCAGATTCCGGGTTCGGAGTGTCTCTCACAATGAGACATTTGACTACGGAGTCATTCATCATCCGAATCATGGGTATGCGTACCCTTCACTCAAGGCAGTCATATGTCCAGAGAAAACAACGCTATGAAAACCTTTGAGATCCAAGTTCCCATCTCTGATGGCGAGTGGGTAACGTGGGATACGTGTGAATCGAAGACTACAAATGGGCCTAAGGGGTTGGCGGGCCGATTCTGCCTCAAGAAATTCCGCATCATTGATGTTGAGACTGGGGAATCTGAAGAATACGAAATGAAGACTCTTCCGTGGTAGGCCCAATCCCTCATAAGAACCAGGGCGTGACGGAACAGTCGACGTCCTTCGCGAGAGCATGTGTAGGATAGGTGGGAGGTG